TTGAGAAAGGACAAAATACTCTGATAGTCGTTCCGACGACATCCCTTGTAGAGCAGATGTATAAAGACTTTGCAGATTATGGGTGGGATGTGGGTTCATATTGCCACAAGATATATGCAGGTAAGGAAAGAGAAACTGACTCTCAGGTGATCATCACAACCTGGCAGTCTATCTACAAACTCCCCCGTCAATATTTTTCAAGATTTAATGTGGTAGTAGGAGATGAGGCTCACCAGTTTAAATCGAAGTCATTAGTATCTATAATGACAAAACTTTCTGATGCAAAATATCGTTACGGTTTTACTGGAACACTTGATGGAACACAAACTCACAAGTGGGTTTTAGAAGGTTTGTTTGGTCCTTCTTACAAAATCATCAAAACAGATGAGTTGATGCAAAAGGGTCATTTAGCAAAACTGGACATAAAAATATTATTACTACAACATCCTCCAAACAAGTTTGAAACCTTTGAAGATGAAATTCAATATATTATTGGTCATGAACAAAGAAATAAATTTATTAAAAACTTATCTCTAGATCTAAAAGGTAATACATTAATTCTTTTTAATCGTGTTGAAGCACACGGACAGCCTCTTTTTGAACTCATAAATAACAGTAAATCTGATAATCGCAATGTTTTCTTTGTTCATGGAGGAGTTGATGTCGAAGACCGAGAAAAGGTTAGAGAAATCACTGAAAGAGAAAATAATGCGATTATTGTGGCATCATACGGCACTTTTAGTACAGGAATTAACATTAAGAATTTACATAATGTTATTTTTGCTTCACCTTCAAAATCTAGAATTCGTAATCTCCAATCAATCGGAAGAGTCTTAAGAAAAGGTGATCAAAAAACAAAAGCAACTCTATATGACATTGCCGATGATATCAGTTATAAATCAAGAAAAAATTATACCTTAAATCATTTAATTGAAAGAATAAAAGTGTATAATGAAGAGAACTTTAATTATGAAATTGTAAACATTAAACTTAAAAAATAATGGGAGACGAGTTCTACTGCTCACTAAAACTAGTATCAGGAGAAGAAATATTTTCATTGATTATGATCGATGAGAATGATGGAGATCCTATTATCATTTTACAAAGTCCTATTATTATTGAAATAATGGAGACACCTATGGGATCCTTTATCAAAGTAAATCCATGGATGAAGATTCCAAATGATGATTTCTTTATGATTAAACTTGATAAAGTTATCACAATGACAGAAATTACCGATCAATCAACCATTGAAATTTACAACAGATATCTGAATGATGATTCTGATAATATGGTAGATAAAGATGGGAAAGTTAAACTTTCAAATAAAATGGGATATATTTCTTCAGTACAAGAAGCACGTGAACGTCTTGAGAAGCTTCTTAAAGATACTTAGCTATAATTTATCTTTCAATCTGACAAACCTAGTCTAATCATATTTACAGCAGTTGTCAAGCCCTTTTGATTGTGTTATAATATAAACCAAGTTAAAACAATAAGAAAATGTCATGTCCAAGAAAAAATCTGAACATTATGTTAACAACAAAGAACTGCTAGAAGCAATGATTGTCTATCGCTCAAAGGTAGAATCTTCATTTATTAAAAAATATGATAGAAACCCGACAAGAGAAGATAGATCAAAACATTGGGAAGGTAAACCACAAATTCCAAGTTACCTTGGTGAATGTTTTTTAAAAATTGCTACTCACCTTTCATATAAACCCAACTTTGTTAATTACATGTTTAGAGAGGACATGATTTCTGATGGGATTGAAAATTGTGTACAATATATTCATAATTTTGATCCCGAAAAGTCAAAAAATCCTTTTGCATATTTTACTCAAATCATTCACTATGCATTTTTGAGAAGAATTCAAAAAGAGAAAAAGCAGTTAGACATTAAAACAAAAATTATTGAAAGGACTGGTTACGATGAAGTTATGATGGTTGATGAGGGCTTGCTTTTTGGTAACAGTTCCGACTATAATTCCATTAAAGACAACATTCATCATAAATCTAATCGATGAACCCAAATCCACAATGTGATAGAGATGATTGTAGATTTACAAATAGTGGTGGGCAAATAACATGTTCCTACTATCAACCGATCTATGATAAAAAAGGTAAAAATATTAATCCGGATGGAAATATTCATACCTCTGTAGTTACTTGTATTAGTTGTTCTAAATCTTGGACTGCTGTGACTCGTTATGGTAAAACAGTTTTTAATGAATCGAAATGAAAGTTGCAATTCTGACTGATACTCATTATGGTGCTCGTAAGGGATCAAAGTATCTGCATGATTATTTTGAACTGTTTTATAAAAATATTTTTTTCCCTGCACTAGAAGAACACAAAATTACTACAGTTCTTCATTTAGGAGATGCATTTGACAGTCGAAAATCAATTGATTATCAAAGTTTAGATTGGGCAAAGAGAGTGGTTTTTGAACCACTTAAAAAGTATCAAGTGCACATGATTATTGGTAATCATGATTGTTATTACAAAAATACAAATCAAACTAATTCTCCAGAACTTTTATTAAAGGATTATTCAAATATTAAAACATATTCTGATCCAGAAACTGTTAAAATTGGAAATATTGATATACTGTTTATTCCTTGGATTTGTTCTGAGAATGAAGAAAAAACTAGAAGTTTAATCAAATCTACTAAAGCCAAAATTGCAGCAGGTCATCTAGAATTAAATGGATTTTCTCCATATAAAGGTCATCTAATGTCAGATGGAATGGATGCAAATGTTTTTAGTAAGTTTGAAAGAGTGTTTTCTGGACATTATCATACTCGTTCAAATGATGGAAAAATCTTCTATCTGGGAAACACTTATGAGATGTTTTGGAATGATGTAAATGATACAAGAGGATTCCATATTTTTGATACTGAAACTTTGGAATTGACTCCAATCAATAATCCTTATAAATTATTCTATAACATTTATTACGAAGATACAAATTATCGTTTATTTGATACTCGTGAGTATGAAAATAAAATTGTCAAGGTAATTGTTCGTAAAAAGACAAAACCAAAAGATTTTGAAAAATTTATTGACAAACTGTATAATGCTGGTGTTCAAGATTTAAAAATTATTGAAAATTTTGAAATTCAAGTAAGTGAAGATTTTGAAATTACTGAAGAAGAAAATACAATGTCTATTTTAAATAGATATATTGATGAATCAGAAATTTCATTTGATAAATCTCTTATCAAGAATATTTTTCAGGAAATTTATAAAGAAGCCTGTTTAATCGAATAATGTATCTTTTAACTCTTAAGGGAAGAAAAGAAGACGGAGCTTTTGCAGTTCCGAATAATTACGGAGAAAAAGTTTTGTTTCTTTTTGAAGAAGAAGATGATGCTACTCGATATGCTCTTTTGCTCGAAGACGATGATCACCCAGAGATGGACGTTGTAGAAGTTGATGATTCTGCAGCAATAAGAACTTGTAAAGCATATAATTACAAATATGCAATCATAACTCCAAATGACATTGTAATACCTCCTAAAAATCTTAGTAATGATAACATTTCATAAAATACGATGGAAAAATTTTCTCTCTACTGGTAACCAGTGGACAGAAGTTGATTTTGAAAAAAATAATACAAATTTAATCATTGGAACAAATGGTTCTGGAAAATCAACAATTCTTGATGCACTAACTTTTGGTTTGTTTAATAAACCTTTCCGTAAAATCAATAAACCACAATTAATCAATAGTGTTAATGAAAAGGATTGCCTAGTTGAAATTGAATTTTCTGCTAACACTAGAAATTATCTTGTTCGTAGAGGAATTAAACCAAATATTTTTGATATAGAAGTTAATGGTAATCCTTTACACAAGGAGGCAGACGATAGGGCTAATCAAAAAATTCTTGAAGAAAATATTTTAAAGGTAAACTATAAATCATTTACGCAAATTGTAATTTTGGGTTCAAGTACTTTTGTTCCCTTTATGCAATTGGCAACGAGCCATCGTCGTGAAGTAATTGAAGATCTTTTAGATATTCGTATCTTTTCTGCAATGAATAATATTGTTAAAGATAAGATTCGTGAAAAGAAAGAACAGATTAAATCTCTTGAACTTAAGAAAGAAACTCTTAAGGATAAAATGAAGATGCAACAGAGTTTCATTGAGGAACTCGAAAATCGTGGTAATGCCAATATTAATGCCAATAAAGAAAAGATTGCCAAGTTAAATAATGAAATTGGCAATTATGAAGCAGATAATGATGCCATAGGATACAGTCTTAAGGGATATCAAAAAGATCTTGAAGATTGTGTTGGTGCTGGAGATAAGTTAGTAAAATTAAATAATTTAAAAGGTAAAATCTCTCAAAAAGTATCTTCTATTACCAAAGAGCATAGATTTTTTAATGAAAATACGGTATGCCCTACATGTACTCAAACAATAGAAGAACAATTTCGGTTAAATAGAATTACAGACGCTCAAAATAAAGCAAAGGAACTCCAGAAAGGTTTTCAAGAACTTGAGGAGACTATAAAGTTGGAAGAAGAAAGAGAGCGTCAATTTATAGTTCTATCAAAGGAGATTACGAAACTCAATCATGAGATTTCTCAAAACAATACACGGGTTTCTCTTAACCAGAGACAAATCCGAGATCTTGAATCTGAAATTCAAACTATTACCCAACAGCTTGAAAACAGAAATACTGAACATGAGAAGCTAGAAGAATTTAAAGAAAATCTCCAAAAAACATACGAAGACCTTTCTAAGAAAAAAGAAGAAATCGTACACTACGATTTTGCCTATTCCTTACTTAAGGATGATGGTGTAAAAACGAAGATCATTAAAAAGTATCTTCCATTCATTAATCAGCAGGTCAATCGTTATCTTCAAATGATGGATTTTTATATTAACTTCCATCTTGATGAAGAATTCAATGAAACGGTAAAATCACCCATTCACGAAGACTTTTCTTATAGTTCTTTCAGTGAAGGTGAAAAAATGAGAATCGACCTTGCTCTACTCTTTACTTGGAGAGAAGTGGCACGAGTCAAAAATTCTGTTAATACTAATCTACTGATTATGGATGAAGTCTTTGATTCTTCACTTGATGGATTTGGAACTGATGAGTTTCTGAAGATTATTCGTTATGTGATTAAGGATGCTAATATTTTTGTGATCTCTCATAAGTCTGAACTGCATGACAAATTCGAAAGTGTCATAAGGTTCGAAAAGGTCAAGGGTTTTTCCCGTATGATGTCCCCATCAGCACAAGACGAATGAAACTTCCTAACTGGCAACACCACTCTAAAAAGGAGCAGAAGCGAAAACTCAAACCGCAAGCACTCCGACAAGCAAAGGCCCGTCGCCAAGCACTCAAGAAGCGTCTCCAACACGGGGACGCTTCTTTTTTAATGACCAGTTTTGAAACTGTCCACTACCTCGTGCACCGTGGGGATTTTTTTGTATAGTAGGTTCAGTTCAAACGTAATTCAATGCCCGTCAACCACGAAGTTAAAGGTAATCTTGCTCGTCTTCTTGCAACCGAAGACTTGATCGTTGAGCATAAGAAAGTTGAAACTGCTTGTTTCAATGTTCACACTCGCGTTCTTACTCTTCCGATGTGGGAGAAAGCCTCCAATGAAATTTATGACCTTCTTGTTGCTCATGAGGTAGGTCATGCTCTTTATACTCCAGATGAAGACTGGACTGAAAATTTTAAAATTCCTCCAACTTTTGTGAACATTGTTGAGGATGCGCGAGTTGAAAAACTCATGAAGCGTCGTTATGCAGGTCTTAACAAAACCTTTTATGCTGGATATAATCAACTTTCTGATGATGACTTCTTTCAAATCAATGATGATGATATTGAAACTTATAATCTTGCGGATCGTGTAAATCTTTATTTTAAAATTGGTAACTTTATCAATATTAATTTTTCAAATAAAGAACGTGAAATTGTTGATGCTATTAATGATTCGGAAACTTTTGAAGATGTCTTGAGTGCTGCAGAGATTCTTTATAATTACTGCAAAGAGGAAGAAGATAAGGTTGAGACTAATATTAATGTTAGCGGTCATGATGCAGAATTAATGTCGGGTTCTCCTGATGATGGGCAAAAAGAATCTTCTTCTGATTCTTCAGATTCTGAAATGAATGGTGATGTAGAAGATTCTCAAATTAGTAATAGTCAATCTCAGACTGAAAATAATGATTCTCAGTCTTCTGATCAAGTTGATCAAGGTGGAAATAGTGTTTCGGATAATCAGAAAAATAATAAAAGAAATCAACAGGGTGGTGAAAAAAAGTCTCCCGAAGTTAAAACTATGGCATCTTTGGAAGAAGCCATTAAAAATCTTGTTAATCTGAATGGTGCCGAAAATATTTACGTTGAAATTCCTAAATTAGATCTTGGATCTGTTATTGTTAAAAATGCTAGGGTTCATCGGGAATGTGAAAAACATTGGAATAATATGATTGAAATAAAAAGTTATACGGAACAAGAACTATTTGGTTCTGTAGATAAACAGTATCGTGAATTTAAAAATTCTGCACAAAAAGAAGTCAATTATCTTGTCAAAGAATTTGAATGCAAGAAATCTGCAGATTCTTATGCAAGGGCTACAACTTCTCGTACTGGTGTGCTTGATTGTAGTAAACTTCATACCTACAAGTATAATGATGATATTTTCAAAAAAGTAACAACTCTTGCCGATGGTAAAAATCATGGACTAATCTTTATTCTTGATTGGTCTGGATCAATGAGCAATGTGATTCTTGATACCATCAAACAACTTTACAATTTGATCTGGTTCTGCAAAAAAGTAAATATTCCTTTTGAAGTCTATGCTTTCACATATGATTGGGATCCTGTGGATTATGATGAAGAAACTGGAGCAGCAATTGTTCAAAGTGATTATTATGCAAAAAAAGAAAATCTATTAGTTGTTGATTCCTATTTTCATCTTATGAATCTGTTCACAAGTAAAACGAATACTCGTGAACTGGAAAAACAAATGATTAACATGTATCGAATTGCTCAATATCATGATCATTCTTGCCCATATAGCCTTTGTTACGGTTATCCTAGTCGTTTGGGACTTTCTGGTACTCCTTTGAATGAGTCTTTGATTGCGCTTCATCAAATCATTCCCCAATTCCAAAAAGAAAATAAACTTCAAAAAGTTCAGTGTGTTGTTTTAACTGATGGTGAAGCACACATGCTTAAGCGTCATGTTGAAGTTAAACGCCATTGGGAAAGTGAACCTTTCATGGGTGTCGCAATGATTAATTCCAATACATTTCTTCGTGATAGGGAACTTGGAACTACTTATCGATTCGAAGATAATTATGCACTATTTACCGATGTTCTTATTCAGAATCTTCGTGATAAATTTTCTAATGTTAATTTTATTGGGATCAGGATTCTTCCTTCGCGTGAAGCATCTCAGTTTATTCAACGATATGTAAAAACATTTGACGAAAGACTTAAGATGCTGGAAGTGTGGCGAAAAGAAAAATCTTTTTCCATTAAAAATTCTGGATATCATACTTATTTTGGAATTTCTTCAAATGCTCTGAACAATGATAGTTCATTTGATGTTGATGAAAATGCTACGGTTGTCCAAATTAGAAATGCTTTCAGTAAGTCACTTAAATCCAAAAAAATGAATAAAAAAGTTCTTGGTGAATTCATCGATTTGGTTGCATAATGGAAAGAGGGTTTTTAACCCTCTTTTTTTATAAATATGTTTATAAAAGATAAAAAATACAAAAATGGATACGAAAGCTTTTGGAGATCTTAGTCGTCTTTATGGTGCTGTTTATAGCGAAGAGTTAAGAGAAGAGGTTGAAGAACTTAATGATAAGTATGATCCTTTTCATGTTGTAGATGACTTAAGTGAAGAAACTTTAGAAGAAGTTATGGAAGAACTCATTTATGAAGTTCTTGATGAAGGTCTTGAAATTGAAGATCTGGAAGAAATCTTTGAAGAAGCAATTGCTGAGGCAAAAGTCACCATGGGTCGTGGGGGTGATGCATCTTCAGGTTCAGGTAAGGTAACCACTGGTGCAGGAAGCAGAATGGCCGCTGCAGCAAGACTATCTTCTGCTAAAGCAGCTAAGAGAGAAGCAAGAGTTCAGCAAATTAAAGGTGCTGTAAAAGCAGGAATTGAAAAGGTTAAATCAGCACCTGGAGAAGCAAAAGCAGCAGCAAAGCAAAAGGTAAAAGATGTTAAGCAACAGTCGCATGTTGGTCTGGCAAAATATGCTTCTTCACGTAATTTGATGCCAGGTGCAGGTCTTAAGACTCAATCTAGCAAGGGTAGATCAGAACTCCGTTCTGCAGTTGTAAAAGATGTTGCATCTAGAGCAACAGCAAAAGTGCAACGTGCTGGTGAAAAAGCAACCGCTGGTGCATACAAAGCAGGTGGAGCAGTTGCAGGTAGTGCAGAAAAAACCAGACAGGCACTTCATGGTGCAGCATCTGCTGCCAAAGCAGGTATCAAAAAAGGAATCCGTGGCGCTGCTCTTGGACTTGCAAGAAGAATGAAAGAAGATGTAGAACCAATGGATGTTTACTCCATCGTTCTTGAGCATCTCCTTGAGGGTGGATATGCATCTACAGAGGAATCTGCAAAAGTTATCATGGCAAATATGAGTGAATCGTGGATTGGTGAAATAGTAGAAGCATCAATGTCTCCTGCAGATATTGAAAGAATCGCAAAACAAGCGGCTGGTAAGAAAAAACCATCATCCTCCAAGTTAAAATCTGGAATGAAGGAATAATAAAGGAAGTTTCAAATAAAATTAAACAGGAAAAAAAATGAAAGAAATTCTCTCCGAATCGCAAATTTATAGAAATTTGTATCAGTACGATTTAACAGAAGAAGTTGAAATTGCAGCAGAATATTTTTATTCTGAAGGAATTAATGAATTTGGAATTGATCTTTTAATTGATGATCTTGGACTAGATCAATTTGCGGAATTTGTATATGAAATTGCTGAAGAGTATACACTGACTGAAGCAAGAGCAGCAAAAAAAAGAAAAGGTGGTCCTTCTGTAGAAGAAGTAAAAGCAAAAATTGATGCTAAAGAAGCGGCAAAGAAAAAAGCAGCAGTTAAGTCTGCAGCTGCAAAACAACAACCAACTAGAGCAGAAACTCCTGCACAAGCAAAGCAAGGTATCGGTTCTAAAATTGGTGCTGCTCTAAAATTTGCTGCTGATAGAGCAAAAAAAGATACTGAATTACTTAAAAAATCTTATCAAACTGCAAGAGAAGTTGGTAAAGGGCATGAAGCAAGAGTAGCAAAAGTGGCAGGAACCGTTGCTGGTGTTACAGTTGGTGCTGCTAAAGCGGCACACAAAGCTGGTCAAGAATTTGGTAAGAGTGAAACCGGTCAAAAAATAAAAGCGGGTCTTGAAAAAACTGCAAAAGCAACGGCAGCTGCTGCTGGTGCTGGTGCAGGATCTCTTGCTTCTGGTAAGTCTGCTGCAGCATCTGCCGGTAGAGCAGCAGGAACTTTTGTTCGTAAGATGAGAGCAGAAGGTTACGATGATTTTGATATTATTCTTGAATATTTAATTGCCGAAGATTACGCCGAAACTAATGAAGCAGCAATTGCTATTATGGCAAATATGAGTGAAGAGTGGAGAGATGGTATTCTTGATGAAGCATATGTTGATTATAGAAGAGGAAAATTACCTAGCGGTAGAACTCCTCAACAAGCAGCAAAAGGAAGAGAGTCTGCTTTAAAAGCAAGACAAAAAAAAGATGAAGTTCTTGGAAAGTTTACGAGCACTTTCAAACAACGAGGAAGATTATCAAAGCAAAGTGACACAGTTTCGCAAATGGATCGCGCCACTACTCTTGGTTCAAGATTTCCTACCCGTGGGAATCCAGGTATTGTAAGAGGTGAACCAAATACTGGTCGTCATCAATCTGCAATTGATAGGAGACAAGCAATCAAAGGAGCGCAAGAAGCAGATAAAAAAACTAGAAGTAGATGATCCAATTTTGAAACTGTCCACTGGGGGGTTATGCACCCCCTTTTTTTGTGTTATTATTCTTCTGTTCAAACAACACCTCTTTTTTTTATTATGTCTCGCACCAATGTTGATCAAGTGATTGATGAACTCAAAAGTCTTTACGGCACTGAGGTTAGTGCTGGTGATATTCGTGGTTATTGTGCATCTCGTGGAGTTTCTTATCCTACTGTGACTCGTTATCTTGAACCTTTTAAAACCGATCGTGGTCGCTGGAATCTTGAAGTGACTCAAGAACGTGTTGAAGAGATTGAGCGTTCGTATCAAGCTCCTGCTGCTCTTCCCTCTGTCGAACAAAATCTTATTCCTGATAAAGATGATACCTTCGTCCAGTTTGGTAGTTTTAAAGATATTAAAAAAATTATTCAGTCCCGTCTTTTTTATCCAACGTTCATTACGGGTCTTTCGGGTAATGGTAAAACGTTCAGTGTGGAGCAAGCATGTGCTCAACTCAAGCGTGAACTGATTCGTGTCAACATTACGATTGAAACTGATGAAGATGATCTCATTGGTGGATTCCGTCTGGTCAATGGTGAAACTGCTTGGCATAATGGTCCAGTCATCGAAGCCCTGGAGCGCGGCGCAATTCTTCTGCTTGACGAAATTGATTTGGCTTCCAACAAAATTCTCTGCCTTCAGTCCATCCTCGAAGGTAAAGGTGTCTTCCTGAAAAAAATTGGTCGCTTTGTGAAACCTGCTGCTGGTTTTAACGTTATCGCCACCGCCAATACCAAGGGTAAGGGTTCTGATGACGGCCGCTTCATCGGCACTAACGTTCTCAACGAAGCATTCCTTGAGCGTTTTTGTGTCACCTTTGAGCAACCTTATCCTGCAGTTAACACTGAGATTCGGATTCTGAATAGTATTTCTAAATCTTTGAACATTGAAGATTCTGAAGAGTTTTGTAAAAAACTTGCTCAGTGGGGAGATGTGATTCGTAAAACCTTCTATGATGGTGGAATTGAGGAAATTATCAGTACTCGTCGCCTGGTTCATATCATCCGTGCTTACAGTATCTTTAATGATAAAGCAAAGGCGATTCAGGTGTGCATTAATCGTTTCGATGATGAGACCAAGCAATCTTTCTTGGAACTCTATGATAAAATCGATGGTAATTTCCAAATGCCTACCGAAGAAACCTCCTCGGAAATTGTAACTGAGGAAGTTGACTCCAATCTTCCTTTCTGATATAATTGGGGAAGGTAAACTATGCCTTCCCTTTTTTATTATGGACGAATATCCTTATCCTATGAATGAATTTACGCTTTCTATGAATGAGCATAGTGGAATGCTTAACCTTACAAAAACTCCTGTAACTATGAACGATCAAAAGAATCATTTTTGGAAATACAATGAAGACAGAATTTTCAAAGATATTGAAGATTATGTGACGAGTACTTATAATGGTCACTATTGTGGAGATGAAGAAGGATACGATGATATCCAAACAATTGATCTGATGGCAGCAAAAAAACTTGCTGCACCTTTTTGTCAGGCAAATATTCTCAAATATGGCAGTCGTTATGGTGATAAAGAAGGTCGCAATAAGCGTGATCTTCTTAAGGTGATTCATTATGCTATGCTGCTTCTTCACTTTGATGGTCATTATTCTCGCAAGGATAATGGTCTTACCGAATTTCGTTGATTATGAAACTGAGAAAACCTATGAAACTTTCTGAAAAAACTATTTCCATTCTTAAAAACTTTTCCCAAATCAACCAGTCTATTTTTGTAAAAACTGGTAATAAACTTCGCACAATGTCTGTGATGAAAAATATTCTTGCGGAAGCAGTTGTTGAAGAAGATTTTCCAAAAGACTTTGCGATTTATGATCTCAATCAATTTCTGAATGGATTGGCTCTTTATCAGAATCCAGATCTTGATTTTACAAGCGATTCTTATCTCTTTATTCGTGAAGGAAAAGGAAAAGCAAAATATAGTTTTGCTGATCCTGAAGTAATTGTTGCTCCTCCCGAAAAAGAAATTAGTTTGCCATCTAAAGATGTTTGCTTTCAAATCAATAGCAATGATATGGCAAAAATGATAAAAGCATCATCCATTTATCAAGTTGATGATCTTGCAGCAGTTGGAAAGGATGGTGTAATTAATCTGGTTGTTCGTGATAAGAAGAACGACAATTCTAATGAATACTCAATTGAAGTAGGTACAACTGATAGGGATTTTGTGTGCAATTTTAAAGTTGAAAACATTAAAATTCTTCCAGGATCTTATGATGTTGTAATTTCTTCTCAACTTCTTTCAAAATTTACTTGCTCTCAGTTCAATCTCTGCTATTATATTGCTCTTGAACCTGATTCAACTTTTGAGTGATGGAATTTCTTCTTTATTTGACTCCAATTGGTAATCAAATTATCAATAAGGTCATGATGAAAAATTTTAATGTTGTTGAAAATGGTGCAATTTGTAGAAACAAAGATTTGTTTGGACTGACATCAAGTCCAAACTTTACAATTTGCACCAACAACATTAAAAATAGAGTGAGTCCAGTTTCACATTATGTAAATGAAACTGTTTACCATGAAGCAGTCCATGTTGCACAAGCATGTAAACGAGGCGCTCTTGGAATCAAAAGTATTCAACTTGATTCTAGTAAACTTACAGATGTAACAAATTCTGTTAAAGTTTATAATAAAGGTGCTACCATTTATGAAATGGAAGCATATTATTTGGAAGATAAACCAGAACAAGTTGATTTTTACTTAAAGAAATTTTGTTTTTGACATGAACATTTTTGTGACAAATCCCTTTCCAGCAGAAAGTGCAATTTGTTTACCTGATAAGCACATTGTTAAAATGCCTTTAGAATGTTGTCAAATGCTTTCTATTGTTGCATCTAAGTGGTATCATAATTATGGAGAAATTCATAAAAAAGATGGAACTTCTTATTCTACTGAAAAGGGTGCCTTTCGTAATCATCCCTGCACCCAATGGGCCGCCAAAAGCATTCATAATGCGTATTGGTTGATTAAGTGGGGAATGAACTTGTGTGATGAGTATGCCATTCGTTACGGTAAAACTCATTCATGCTATAATACCCTTGTTGACGCTTATTATCTTTTCCCTAAAGGAAAGATTACTGATGTAACACCATTTGCTCGTGCAATGCCAGACGAGTATAAACTTGATGAAAGCATTGATACATTCACTGCATACAAAATGTATATTGCTTCTAAACCATGGGTTGCGGACAATTATCTCCGTATGCCTTCTCGCAAACCTGATTGGATTTGATTATGAGTCGTAATTTTATTTGGGTAGAAAAATATCGCCCAAAGACAATTGAAGAATGTATTCTCCCAGAGAATATTAAGAAAACCTTTAGTGATTTTCTAAATAAAGGTGAAATTCCAAATATGCTTCTTTGTGGTCCTCCTGGTGTAGGTAAGACCACAGTTGCAAAAGCACTCTGTAATGAATTGGGAGTAGATTTTTATGTCATCAATGGATCCGACGAAGGTAGATTCCTTGATACTGTCAGAAACAATGCGAAAAACTTCGCTTCGACCGTCTCGCTTTCGTCAACTGCTAAACACAAAGTCGTCATCATTGATGAAGCAGATAACACAGGAAACGACGTACAACTCCTCCTACGGGCGTTTATTGAGGAATTTGCTGGAAATTGTCGATTCATCTTCACCTGCAACTATAAAAACAAAATCATCGAACCCCTCCACTCTCGATGTGCAGTTGTCGAGTTCGGCATCAAAGGAAAAGAAAAAGCCCAGTTGGCAGGACTCTTCTTCAAGCGTTTACAAGACATCTTGGATGCGGAAAGTGTACAATACGATCCTAAAGTCATTGCAGAATTAATCAATAAACATTTTCCTGATTGGAGACGAGTTCTTAATGAATGTCAACGATATTCTGTAAGTGGAGAAATTGATTCTGGAATTCTTGCATCTTTCACGGATATTTCTGTAAATGAACTTGTTAAAAATCTTAAAACCAAAAACTTTACTGAAGTACGAAAGTGGGTGGTCGGGAACTTGGACAACGATGCTTCTAGTTTACTTCGCAGGATTTATGACACCGCTTATGATTGCCTTTCACCCCAATCTATTCCCGCTGCCGTTCTTATTATTGCTAAGTATCAATACCAATGTGCGTTCGTGGCTGATCAGGAAATTAACCTTTTAGCAGCACTGACTGAAATTATGGTGGAGTGTGAATTCAAATGATTAGTCAAAAAGAACTTAAGCATATGCGTCTTCAAGCATGGATGCGTGAAAATAAATGCGATGATATTGAATATCTTGGGGAAAAAGATGGTAATTATTGGTATAGGATTGGTCCTCATGAAATTACATCAGATCAATTCGAAGATATTGAACTAGTTAGTGAGGAATAATTGTGAATCCTTTCAAAATTAATAGATGGGATTTCTATGAAGTTCCTGTAAAGACAACCCCACAAAATGTCAAAGAGGCAAATGAAGGTCTCTTTCGTTCTAAAATGACTCTTCCTGCTGCAGCAAAACATTGTGGTATGACGCAGAAAGAAATGAAACTTACTTTTTTTGAATATTTGAAGTACAACAAACCTGATTATGATAAATAAAAATTTTCAAAACTTAACTAAAAAGCAGCAAGAAAGAATTGTAGATTATGCTGAAGTTATATTTACCGATTTAAGAGCTCAAAAAGATAATTGGAATAGGAAAAGAAATAATAAACATACTTGTAGAGCAGTTACACATCGTAATTATGATGGAATTCATACATTGTCTACTCCTTCTGGTTTAGTGAGTAAAGAAGCAGTTGAAAAAAAAAGAAAAGATTCAAAGTTTGTATTTACAAAAGATCATGCATATCGACCTCAATTTATGATGCAAATGTTTATGGATAATCCTGAGGTTTTTTTAACTGATTTTGATGTATTTTTAGAGTATATTATTCTCGCATCAACCACTATACTTATTACTCCCGAAGAAAACAACAAGTTAAAAAGTTTTACAAAAAATAAAAACGGAGAAATACTAATTAAAGTACCTACTGATAAAATATATCAGGAAGCGGGTATAGAATTATTTGAAACTCAGTCTGGTAGAGGATGGTATAAGAGAGATTTAAAATCTGCCGATAATTATTTGCCTACTCCAGATGTTTATCTTGAATATGAAAAAAAGTTTTTGGTAGTTTAATATGTTATCTAATGACAATGCTATTTGGGCCGCAGATCAATTTATTCAGTACTATTCTAATTTCAATAGAATTGACGATTATCTTAGATATGTAAAGGGAAGCAGAATGTCAAATTCTTCTGGAAAACTTTTTGGTCCAGAGGATGAAATATTCTCAAATTTTGATGTGCATCCAAATGACATGTCATTCACAATTCATGAAGTGGATACTAACCCCAAACCGAAGTCAAAGTATAATCAAGATCTTTATTCTGAAATTTTAAATGAGACGGCATCAAATGCCATTGAAGAAGCAATTCCTGGTAGAACCGTAAAATGGATAGTTGTTGAAAATACAACTAAAAAGATTATTGGGGTTGTTAGATTTGGATCTCCTACTATTAATTCCAAACCAAGAAATGATTACTTTGGTGAAGTTTTACCATTGTCAGTCATTAATGAACAATTTGTTATGGGATTTAATATTGTTCCCGTTCAACCATTTGGTTACAACTATCTTGGTGGAAAACTTCTTGCTCTCTTGGCATCATCAAATAAACTAAAAAGAGATTTTGATGAAAAATATGGAACAGATCTAAAATATTTTGAAACAACTTCATTGTATGGAACGACCAAAGGAGTTTCTATGTATGACGGTCTCAAACCTTATATTCGTCATATAGGAGACACTGAAAGTAAATTCTTGCCATTGTTTCATGATGATTATTTTAGAGAAATGTTTTGGTGGTTTAATGACAATGCAAATGGTGGGGAAAGATTGATCTCTGCAGATAAATCTTCTAAAAAATTAAAGATCCAAGTCAAAATGATTTCTATCATTAAAAAATCTCTTAATGATAAAAACAAACTTGATGAATTTAATGCATGTATTGAAAAAGCAAAATCTTTGACTGAAAAGAAAAGATTTTATATTTCAAAGTTTGGTTATGAACCAGAAGAAGTTATTGAGTGGTGGAAAAAGAAAGCAACCAAAAGATATGAAAAACTTAAATCTGAAGGTACTCTTAGAACCAAATTGGAATTGTGGAAACCTGGATGTGATTTGGAAATTATTCGATGACATATGAACTTAAAGATTGGTTAAATTCCATCAATCAAACAAAAAAGAATATCATAGACGAAGATCCATCTTCAGAAAAAGAATATAATCCTTATGTGATCAATCGTTGTCTTTCTGGTCATGTTGATTGTCTAATGTTTTCTAATGAAATGAATAGATATCATTTTTTACCTAAAAAACTTCAATATGACTTTTTTATAAATATTGTCAGAACTAAGAAGAGATTCTCTCCTTGGCTCCGTAAGGATACAATCAAAGATCTTGATTATGTCAAGCGTTATTATGGTTATAGTAATGAGAAGGCAAAACAAGCTTTGAAAATCTTAACAAAAGAACAAATTAACTTTATTAAATCTAAATTTGAAACTGGAGGATTAAAATGAGCGTTGTAAAAGAACCTATTGTGAATTGGACACCAAATCAAATGGTAGAGGTGACATTGGGAGAACCTGATGATTTTCTCAAGGTTCGTGAAACTTTGACCCGTATCGGAGTTGCATCTCGCAAGGAAAAGAAACTCTATCAGAGTTGCCATATTTTACACAAACAAGGTAGATATTATCTTGTTCACTTTAAAGAACTGTTTGCTCTTGATGGCAAACATGCAAATTTAACTGTGAATGATATTCAGCGTAGAAACCGCATTGCACAGTTAGTTGCAGATTGGGGATTGGTTACGATTGTAGATGCCGATCAAGTTTCTGATATTGCACCACTTAATCAAATTAAAGTTCTTTCTTATAAAGAAAAAGATGAGTGGATTTTGGAGACCAAATACAATATTGGAAAGAAAAAATCTGTAGAGGAAACCGAATGATTTTGTAGGGAGATTAACATCTCCCTTTTTTAATGTTTTTTAATATATAATAGTGATGGTTGAGAGGTTCTAGAACTCTCTCCACACACCAAAGCGGAGTCTTCGGATCCGTAATTTAACTAAACACTCGCTTATTTAAGGAGAAAGTAAATGACTAATCTTATGAGATATACTGCGGCAGATCTTCCTGCTCTAATGGATAGAATTACTCGTAATAGTATTGGAATGGATGAATATTTTGATCGTCTATTTAAACTACATGAAACTTCTGCAAATTATCCCCCATATAATCTAGTTCAACTAAGCAATGTAGAGTCACGTTTGGAAATTGCACTTGCTGGATTTAAAAAGGAGGAAGTTCATGTATACACGGAGTATGGAAAACTTTTTGTCGAAGGACAAAAGGAGGATAGAGAATCTGATGCCAACTACGTCCATAAGGGATTGGCTCAACGATCTTTCAAGAGGGCGTGGACTCTCTCCGACGATACAGAGGTACGAGATGTTACCATTGATAATGGACTATTAACAATTGTTCTTGGTAAAATAGTTCCTGAGCATCATACCCGTAAAGATTATCTATAAATACGGGTAAACTAAAAAAAAAATAATAATGAAGACTTATAAAACTTTTATTGAAGGTACACTCAAAAGAAAAAATAATAAAAACAATAAAGTTAAAGAACATGAGTTAAATCCAGAATTCCATGAATTTACTCCTTCAGATAATGAAACCTTAAATTCTATGGATAATAGTCCCTCTTAATAAATATAATAAAAAACATGAAAACTTTTACAGAATTCATGCAAACTTTAAATGAAAAGTTGGGGGACTTTGGAGCATCTGCTACTTATAAAAAACCAAAAGAGCAGTGTTACGGAAGAATGCAATACTATGCTATGCTTAAGAAAAAGGTTTGTGCATACAAAAGAAAAAGGGAATAATCATGAAATCTTTAACTGAGTTTTTGGAAGAGGTTTATAAGTCTTCTAAAAAAAAATAAAAAAGCAAAAAATCAATCAAATTATAATGATGATAGTGGTGAAGATGATGATGACGATGATAGTGATGATTTAGGTGATGATGATGTTGACACTTCTTGTTAATAAATATTCTAGGGCTACTTTTTAATTGTCGTCGCGCACAATCAAAAGAGGGGAACTGGCAAAATCCAGTTGACACCCCTCTTTTTTGCTGGTATAATACGTATAGAATTTGGATAGGTATGTCTGTTAAAATTTTACTTTTGAAGTCTGGTGAGACTTTAATTTGTGATGTTAAAGAAATGGTAGAAAAGGATGATCCTCTGAGCAAGGAAAAGGTTTGGGGATATTTGCTAACAGAACCATTTAGAGTTAATATTCAACAACCTGTTTTTCTCACTGAAGAATCTAAACAGTCTAAAAATCCTATTGAAGTTGTTTTTTCGCCATGGATCGTTTTAACAAACGATAAAAAAATGTTAGTTCCATTTGATTGGATCGTAACTATAGTAGATCCAATTAAAGAAGTTAAAGAAATGTATGAGGAGAAAGTAAATGAGCAAAACAGTAAAGTGTCTTTTACTGAAAGTTGACACAGTAATTGTTACAGAAATTGAAGAGGTTTATGCCGAATTAGGCGATCCAAACTGTAAACTTATTAATCCTTATGAGTTTACATCTGACAAAAAAATGATTCCTTGGCCAGAAGTTACTGACCAAAAAGAAATGATGATTCATTCTGATAGTATTCTTACTATTGTTGATCCTTCCCCTGAAATTATTAAACAGTATCTTGAATTAACTGCATAATGAGATTTTATACTAATGTCCAAATGGTCGGGGACGATTTTCTTGTTAGAGGTTATGAAAATGGAAAACATTTCATGACCCGAGAAAAATTTTCTCCGACTCTTTTTGTCCCTTCAAAAAATCAAACTAAATATAAAACTTTGACTGGGGAGTTTGTTGAAAAAATTCATCCAGGATATGTTAGAGATTGTAGGGAATTCTATAAAAAATATGATGGAGTAGATGGATTTAAAATTTATGGAAATGACCGATACATTTATCAGTACATTTCGGACAAATATCCTGAAGAAGAAGTAAAATTCGACATTAGTAAAATTAAACTTACAACCTTAGATATTGAGGTTGCTTCTGAAAATGGATTCCCTGATGTAGAATCTGCTGCAGAAGAAGTTCTTTTGATTACAATTCAAGATTATAATTCTAAAAAAATTCGCACATGGGGATTGGGTCCATTTCAAAATAAACAATCTAATGTTGTTTATAAATCTTTTAATACTGAAAGAGATTTGTTAAATGACTTTATTAATTGGTGGATGATTGAAGAAAACACTCCAGAAGTTGTAACTGGATGGAATAGTAAATTATATGATATCCCATACTTGGTTCGTAGACTTGATCGCGTTCTTGGTGAAAAGTTAATGAAGCGTATGTCTCCATGGGGTCTTGTAACTGAGGATGAGGTTTATATTTCTGGACGTAAAAATCTTTGTTATGATATCGGTGGAATTTCTCAACTCGATTATCTTGATCTTTATAAGAAGTTTACTTATAAAGCCCAAGAATCTTATCGATTAGATTATATTGCTGAAGTCGAACTGGGACAGAAAAAACTGGATCACTCAGAGTTTGATACTTTTAAAGACTTTTACACAAAAGGATGGCAAAAATTTGTAGAGTACAACATTAAGGACGTGGAACTTGTTGACCGTATGGAAGACAAGATGAAATTGATTGAACTCGCTCTTACAATGGCATATGATGCTAAAGCGAACTATGAAGATGTTTTTTCTCAAGTTCGCATGTGGGATACAATTATCTACAATTATCTTAAAAAAAGAAATATTGTGATTCCTCCAAAAGAACGTTCTGCAAAAGATGAAAAGTATGAAGGTGCTTATGTAAAAGAACCTATTCCGGGAATATATGATTGGGTAGTGAGTTTTGACCTTAATTCACTTTATCCTCACCTTATTATGCAGTATAATATCTCTCCAGAAACTCTTTTAGAAGAGAGACATCCATCTGTAACTATTGATAAGATTTTAAATAAAAATCTTACATTTGAACTTTACAAAGATCATGCAGTATGTGCCAATGGTGCAATGTATCGTAAAGATATTCGTGGATTCCTTCCAGAATTGATGGAGAAAATTTATAATGAGCGTGTAATCTTTAAAAAGAAAATGCTTGCAGCAGAGCAAGAATATGAAAAGACTAAAAATAAAGAACTAGTCAAAGAAATTGCTCGATGCAACAACATTCAAATGGCAAGAAAGATTCAACTTAACTCTGCTTATGGTGCTATCGGTAACCAGTATTTTCGTTATTATAAGTTGGCAAATGCGGAAGCAATTACTCTTTCTGGTCAGGTTTCTATTCAGTGGATTATGAATAAGATGAATTCTTATTTAAATAAAATTCTTAAAACTGGAGATGTAGATTATGTTATTGCTTCAGATACTGACTCTCTTTATATTAATATGGGTCCTCTGGTTAATAGTGTATTCAAAGGAAGAGAGAAAACTACTCAGAGCATTGTTTCGTTCCTTGATAAGGTCTGTCAAGTGGAATTTGAAAAGTATATTGAAAGTTCTTACAAAGAACTGGCTGAGTATGTAAATGCTTATGATCAAAAAATGTTCATGAAGCGAGAATGTATTGCTGAACGTGGAATTTGGACTGCTAAAAAAAGATACATTCTAAATGTGTGGGATAGTGAAGGTGTTCGATATGAGGAACCTAAACTTAAAATTAAAGGTATTGAAGCAATTAAATCTTCTACTCCAGCCCCTTGTCGCAAAATGTTAAAGGATGCATTTAAAATGATGATGAGTGGAACCGAAGAGCAGGTGATTGAGTTTATTAATAAATGCCGTTCTGATTTTAAAAAACTTCCACCAGAGCAGATTGCATTTCCGAGAACTGCTTCTGATGTTCGTAAATACTATTCTTCATCAAACATTTATCAACCAAAAACTCCAATTCATATTCGTGGAGCACTTCTTTTCAATCATTATATAAAGGAGAAAAAACTAACTAATAAATACTCTCTAATTAATAATGGTGAGAAAGTCAAATATATTTTTCTCAAAAAACCAAATATCATCCACGAGAATGTGTTATCATTTATTCAAGAATTTCCAAAGGAACTTGCTCTTGACAAATACATTGACTATGAATTACAATTTGAGAAAAGTTTTCTGGAACCACTCAAATCCATCTTAGATGTAATTGGATGGAATATAGAAAAGACTGTAACCCTTGAATCATTTTTTTGCTGATGGATTTACCTATTAATGAAGAAGAATTGAATATTATTGTGAGTGCTTTAGCTTTTGCTGGAAAACCTGCACTTTATCAAAAACTTAAACTTGTAAAAGAACTCAAAGAACAAGGTTTACCTTATAAAAAAATACTTCGTGAAGAATACGGGATGGTAGCATGATGGACTTTTTAAAAGATATTGTAAAGGAAATTGGTGATGACTTTACTAAGTTAGCATCAGATATTGATGAGACTGAGACTTATGTTGACACAGGTTCATACATTTTTAATGCACTGGTTTCAGGTAGCATTTTTGGTGGTGTATCTGGTAATAAGATTACTGCTATTGCTGGAGAGTCTTCTACTGGAAAGACTTTTTTCTCTCTCGCCGTGGTTAAGAACTTTCTTGATACTAATCCCGATGGTTACTGTCTCTACTTTGACACTGAGGCTGCTATCACTAAATCTCTTGTAGAATCTCGTGGCATTGACACATCACGCCTTGTCGTAGTTAATGTTGTCACAGTAGAAGAGTTTCGTGGAAAAGCACTCAAGGCAGTTGATTTATACTTAAAAAAACCTGTAGAAGAGCGCAAACCTTGTATGTTTGTATTAGACTCTTTAGGTATGCTTTCAACTGAGAAAGAGATTACTGATGCACTGAGTGACAAACAAGTTCGTGATATGACCAAATCGCAACTTGTCAAAGGTGCTTTCCGTATGCTCACTCTCAAGTTGGGGCAAGCAAACATTCCAATGATTGTAACAAATCACACCTACGATGTCATCGGTGCTTACGTTCCTACTAAGGAGATGGGTGGTGGTAGCGGTCTTAAGTATGCCGCTTCTACTATTGTTTATCTCAGCAAGAAAAAAGAAAAAGATGGAACAGAAGTCGTTGGAAATATTATCAAAGCAAAGACTGCTAAGTCGCGTTTGAGTAAGGAGAACAAAGATGTTGAAGTCCGTTTGTATTATGATGAGCGCGGTCTTGATCGTTACTATGGTCTTTTGGAACTTGGTGAACTTGGTGGACTCTGGAAGAATGTAGCTGGTCGTTATGAAATTAATGGTAAGAAAATTTATGGCAAGGAAATTCTGAAGAATCCAGACCAATATTTTACTGAAGAAGTAATGCAACAATTAGATGAGATTGCAAAAAAGGAATTTTCTTATGGTCAACCTTGATGATTTAATCGAAGTTCATGAAAATGCACTAGAAGATAACATTTGTGATTTCTTAGTTTCTTTATTTGATCAGGTTCCTGATTTACACGAAAGACATGAAAATAATGGTAAACCAAATTTTACACAGTTTAATTTAACAGAGCATTGTAAAATTACAGAGGAGGTAGACCAAGTACATAATCATTTAATTCGTAGGACTTTAGAGTTTAAACAAAAGTACTATGAAATGGTTGATGCTAGATGTTTTCCTCCAGAAAATGCATTTGAACAATTTCGTATCAAAAAATATGATACCAATGGAATTGATCAATTTGATACTCATGTTGATGTGATGGATCATGCATCTGCTAGGAGATTCTTGTCTTTTTTCTGGTATTTAAATGATGTAGAAACTGGTGGAGAAACAAGATTTAATACATTTAGTATTAAACCAAAAAAAGGAACAGTAGTTATTTTTCCACCTTTATGGATGTATCCTCATCGCGGAGAAATGCCAATCAGTAATCCAAAATATTTGTTAAGTACATATCTTCATTATAAGTAAATGGATACCATTGAAATTACTATTTTAAAAAATTTAATACACAATGAAGATTATTCAAGAAAGGTTATTCCTTTTATACAACCAGAATATTTTGAAGATCGGGCACAAAAAGTAGTTTTTGAAGAGATTGTAAAATTTATTGTAAAGTATAATAATCTTATTACTATAGAATCTTTATCAATTGAAGTTGATAATCGAGATGATATCAATGAATCTGAAATAAAGGAAATTAAAAATATCTTTCAGAAATTAGATAATTCACGAGTAGATGAAGAGTGGCTTTTAGACTCTACTGAAAAGTGGTGTCGTGATCGTGCAATTTATTTGGCACTGATGGAGTCTATTCATATTGCGGACGGTAATAATGAAAAGAAAACTCGTGATGCCATTCCTACAATTCTTTCAGATGCTTTGTCGGTATCTTTCGACAATAAAATCGGTCATGATTATCTTTTAAACTATGCTGAACGATATGATTTTTATCATAAAAATGAGCAAAAAGTAGAATTTGACTTAGACTATTTTAATAAAATTACTAAAGGAGGAATTCCAAATAAAACTTTAAATATTGCACTTGCTGGCACTGGTGTTGGTAAATCTTTGTTTATGTGTCATTTTGCTTCATCTGTTTTACTTCAAGGAAAAAATGTTTTATACATTACACTTGAAATGGCAGAAGAAAAAATTGCTGAAAGAATCGATGCAAACTTATTAAATGTTCCTATTCAGCAGTTGCAGGAATTACCTAGAGTGATGTTTGAAAACAAGGTTACCAATCTTGCTAAAAAGACGCAAGGTTCTCTTATAATTAAAGAATACCCAACAGCAGCTGCTCATGCTGGTCATTTTAAAGCACTTCTTAATGAACTTTCACTTAAGAAGTCATTTAAGCCTGATATTATTTTTATTGATTACCTTAATATATGTGCTTCCTCTAGATATAAGTCGAATTTTTCTGTCAATTCATATTCATATATTAAGGCAATTGCTGAGGAACTTAGGGGACTCGCCGTTGAGTTTAATGTCCCGATTGTCTCCGCTACTCAGACCACTCGTTCAGGTTATGGTTCTTCTGATGTTGAACTTACTGATACTAGTGAGTCCTTTGGTCTCCCTGCTACTGCTGATCTTATGTTTGCCCTTATTAGCACTGAAGAACTTGAGCAGTTGGGACAGATTATGGTAAAACAATTGAAGAATCGTTATAATGATCCAACGATTCATAAACGTTTTATTGTGGGAATCGATAGAGCAAAAATGAGATTATATGATTGTGAACAAACTGCACAGAAAGATATAATTGATAAGGGGGTTGATGATGAAGAGGATGATATATACCAAAAGGAGAAACCTAAAAAATCTTTTGAAGGGTTTAAGTTCTAATGGTAAAGAGAGTAACACAAGATTGGGTAAAATATACTGAAGTAAATAATACTGATTATGAAATAGTAAAATTTGGAAATAATGATATAGGTAAAGTCTTAATTGTAAAAGATTTTCTAAAATATCCTGATCAGTTTCATAATTTAGTTAAAGACTTCCCCTTTTTTGATAATATCTTTTCTGGCGCTATGTCAGGTCAAGGATTTACATTTCCAAAAATTCATACAAGAAGTCATGGAAAATTTTTGATTGATTCTCTTTCAAAAATTTTTAATACAAAAGATATTCATTTGGATTTAATGAGTATTGCATGTATGAATGGAGGAATGGAAACATATTCATATCATCCTCATGTAGACTTATGTTTTAGTTTTGATCTAAATCAAGATGTAGAAGGTATTATTTCTGGATCAAATAATATTGCATCAAATATTGGATTAACTAAAGATATGAAAGGTGGCACAGCAATGTGGTCACATAAAGGAAAATGTAATATTCTTGAAATGGAAAAGGAAGAGGTAGTTGAATTTGTTGATGCAATTGAAATAAATCCATCTGGGCCCCTTTTAAACTGGGAACTTCTGGAAGAAGATAAAAATTGGAAAATTGAATATCTGTGCCCATTAGATTATAATACATGGATAATTTATCCCACATTTCAAATTCATGCACCATATATTGAAAAAAATTGGTATGTTGATACTGATAGAATTACAAGTGCAAGTTTTATAAAAGTTAATAGTGAAAAATTAAATCCTTTGGAAGATTTTTAAAAAATGATAAGAGTAATTACTGATGAATGGTTTAAATTTACTGAGATTAACAACTTAGAATTTGAATCTATTAATTATGGTAAAGGCAAAGTTTTAGTTGTAAAAGATTTTTTGAAGTATCCAGATCAATTTTATGATTTGGTAACTTCTTTTCCTTTCTTTGATAATATGATTTCTGGTGCCGCTGTTGGCAAGGGATTTTCAATTCCAGAACTTCATTTACAAAGTCATGGTAAATTTTTACTTGATGCTGTTAATACTATTTTTAATCCAAATCATTCTTATATTGTATTTGCAACAATTCATTGTATGAATGGTAATATGGATTGTTACTCCAACCATCCACATGTTGATGTGAGTTTTGGAATTGATTATCCTATTTTTCACTATATTCAAAATTCGGCTAATCTTGCTGTTAATTTGGGATTGACAAAGGATATGGAAGGTGGTACTGCAATGTGGTCATATAAAGGAAAATCAAATCTTTTGGAAATGACAAAAAGAGAACTCATGTCATTTAATAAAGAAATAAATCCTTATCCTCTTACAAAAAAATCCTGGGAAGTTTTTGAAGAGGATGAAAATTGGAAGATTGACTTTATTTCGCCTTACGAGTATAATAGTTTAGTGCTTTATCCAACGTTTCAAATTCATTCACCATATTTAAAACCAAATTGGTATAATGATACAAATAGAATTTCTATTTCTAGTTTTATCAATATTGGAGTCCAAACTGTAAACCCATTAGATCCATTTTAATTTTTATGTCTAAAAAAATTGATTTCTCAAAATACCAAAATTTTGTTGACGAAGTTACTAGTGATGCATCCAAAGATTTTCTTTCTCTTTCAGATAGGTTGGTCGAATTGGATGAAAAGGGAGCAAATATTGAAAGACTCTTGACTGCTGGAGTTGGAATTAATGCAGAAGCTGGAGAATTTCTTGAAATTGTTAAAAAAATGATTTTCCAAGGAAAACCATGGAATGAAGATAATCGTAGGCATCTCATTATTGAACTTGGAGATATCATGTGGTATGTTGCTCAAGCCTGCATGGCATTGGATGTCTCTTTTGATGATGTCATCTCTCAAAATGTAGAAAAACTTTTAAAGCGTTATCCTGAAGGTGCTTTTGATGTTTTCTATTCGGAAAATAGATCTGAAGATGATCTGTAAAAACAAATAGGGAAAATTTTTCCCTTTTAGCCCGTGTACTCCAATGGTAGAGAGGGTGGACTTAGAATCCATACAGTGGAAGTTCGAATCTTCTCACGGGCATATGACAATTTTAAAAGTGGCACATCTCCCTGACTTTTTTTGTGCAAACAAGTAAAATGGGTTTACAACCAATCCAAAAAATGAAAAACATACACCTTGAGCACTTAGAAGACGTAATCCTGAATAAAGGATCTGAGGGAGGATTTCAGGTTATTGAAATTCTTCGTTCTCTTGGGAAAAATTTGTCTAGAAAAAATTCAGATATTACTCTAACTACAAAATGGGATGGAGCTCCTGCTGTTGTATGTGGAATTCATCCAGAATCCAATAAATTTTTTGTTGGCACTAAATCCGTGTTTAACAAAAAGACCCCAAAAATTTGTTATTCACAATCGGATATTGAAACTTTTTATAGTGGAGAATTGGCAAATAAACTTTCCGATTGTTTAAAGTATCTTCCTTTGATTGGAATTAAAGGAGTAGTTCAGGGAGATCTTCTTTTTACAGATGATAAAGAATTTGATACAATAGATGGAGAAAAGGTTATTAAATTCACTCCAAATACAATCACGTATACTGTTCCAATTAATTCGGATTTATTTGAAAAAGTAAAAGTAGCAAAATTGGGAATAGTTTTTCATACAATTTATGAGGGAAAAAATTTCAGTGACATGGAATCCAAGTTTGGATTTAATGAAAAATCTCTTCAAAAAATTCCTGAAGTTTGTGTGTTTTCCTCTACAATTAAAAAAGTAATTCCTTTTAATGACCTTGAGTTAAATCATTATGGATCTGCAATTCGACGCGCTGAAGGTTCATTGAAACAATCTTCTAGTTTTTTGGATTTAATTCAAAATGAAGGAGAATCTAAGTATGTCATGTCTACATTGTTTAAACAATTTTTCAATTCTTATGTAAGAGAAAGGAAAATTCTTGTAAATGTAAAGGATGTTGCTAACAATTTTGCACAATATTATTTGTCTCTTTTAGATAAGGAAATTGAATCTAAAAAAAATGATTTGGTAAAGAATAAATATATAAAGATTAAAAAAGACGGATTAAGGTTTATTGCTGCAAACCAAAGAGCAATTTATATGACAGTTGCTTCTTATATTAATTTACAAACTGCTAAAAACATGGTAATTCGTCAGTTGGAAAAAAATAAATTAGTTGGAACTTTTTTGAAAACTGACAATGGTTATAAAGTAACTGCACCTGAGGGTTTTGTTGCTATCAAATCTAATTCTGCTGTTAAACTTGTAGACAGATTTGAGTTTAGTCAAAACAACTTTAATTCAGAAAAAAATTGGGATAAAAAATGAAAGGATTTTTTCAGTTTGTATCGGAAGCTAGAATGAGTGTTGCGGTGCAACAAGCTACGCGCATGGGATTGCGCGGTGATGGACATGGCGGATGGTATGACAAAGCAACTGGGGAATTTGTAGCAAAAACTGAACAAGGAAAACTTGTGTTTTATAATAAGAGGCAAGTTATTGGTGGAAAAGATCCTGCACAAACACCACAGGAAAAAAGTCTTTCTTCTTCAAGTTATGGATCTACTGCTCAACAAGAAGTTCCTAATCAGCAAGCAGCACCTCAAGAAGTTCCTCCAGAACAAGCGCAGCAAGAAGTTCCACCAGAGCAAGTTGGTCCCCCTCCAGTAGAAAAAACAAAAGGAACCTTAACAATTGCATTTGGTAGATTTAATCCGCCAACTATTGGTCACTTACAACTTCTTGATACTGCTGCTCAGTCTGCAGGAGAAGAAGATTATCTTATTGTTCCTTCCAGAACTCAAGATAAGAAAAAGAATCCATTAGATCCTGATACAAAAATTAGTTTGATGCGACAGTTTTTTCCTCAGCATAGTGAAAGAATTGTTAATGATGTAAACTTTAAAACAATTTTTGATGTTCTTAAAAAAGCACACAATGACGGATACACTAATGTGCAGATTGTTGCAGGTGGAGATAGAGTTCCTGAATTTGAAAGACTTGCCAATAATTATAATGGTCAACTTTATCAATTTGATGCAATTAATGTAATTTCCTCTGGGGAAAGAGATCCAGACGGAGAAGGAATTGAAGGGGTTTCTGCTTCCAAAATGAGAATGGCAGCAGCTAAAGGAGATTTCTTTACATTTTTGGAAGGTCTTCCTGATACAGTAAATAGAAAGCAAGCACTTCAACTTTTTAATGATTTGCGTAAAGCAATGAATATTAAAGAAGAATATGAAGACTGGGAAATTGCACCAAAGTTTTATTGGAAAAATCTTAGAGAAAATTATATTACCGAAAAAATATTTCAAATTGGAACTTTTGTAGAAAATTTAAATACTGGATTAATTGGTAAAATTATTCGTAGAGGAACAAATTATCTTATTTGTGTAACAGAAGACAATATTATGTTTAAATCTTGGATTAAAGATGTAAAGGAAGCATATCAAGAAAAAAAAGTTGATAGTATGTATAGACAACCTGGAAAACCAAATACTCTTGCAGGAACTTTAGGATTTTTTAAATACGCCGCAAAACAAACCCCAGGCGCTATAGGAACTGGGCAGGAGTATCTTGCTCAATGGCAACGTGCATATGGAATTAATTTCATAAATAAGTATAAGAAGAATAAAAATTAGAAAAGACTCCAAATGAGTAACAATAACATTTTTGAGGATTTGCCATCTAGAAAGGATATTCCTGCAGCTGCTCCAAGACCAAGCAGACCATCTGGGCAACAATCGGACAGAAGGGATGGTCCAGATAGTGAAGAAAAAAAAGTTCGTCAAGCAGTATATGATATTCGCTATAGAGCAAGAAGAGAAGAAATTCCTTTAGCGCAAGCATATTCTCAATATATGCAGAATGCATCTCTTAATGGTGCAGAAAAAATTGCTGTAAGAAAGAAATTATTTGAAGAGTATGAAATTTCAAATATGATTTCTGATGGAATTGCTTCAGCAATGTTTAAAGTATTTGTTGAAGGTAATGAAGAAATTGATGAAGAATATCTAGAAGAATTAAAAGCGCATTTTAGTGCCGGTAAAGATAGAAAATATAAAATAAGAGTTACTGATAAGAGCACCAATCGTTCTTATGTTCGTTATGCAACACGTGAAAAAATTAATCAACTTCGTGCCAATCCAAATATTAAAGAAGTTGAAATGACAGAATATGGTGATCCTTATGAGGGTGAAAGGAGACAAGGTAAGCAAACAGCATCTGTTGCAGCAGGTAAAGGTCTTGATCCTGTAGGAAAAGAAGATTCTGATGTAAACAATGATGGTAAGGTAAATAAAACTGATGATTATCTATTAAATCGCCGCAATAAAATTGGTCAGGCAATCAAGAAGGCTAGAATGGAGGCACTTGATCCAGTAGGTCAAGAAGATGATGACATTGATAATGATGGTAAGAAAAATACAAAAACAGATAAGTATCTAAAGCATCGTAGGGATGTAAGATCTGCAAAGATTACTAAAGAAGAATTTTTTGATGAAAAAATTAAAGTTGATAATAAAAATGAAAGAAAAATTACTGGAAAAGGAGTAAACAATAAAAAAATAATTACTGTTTATCCAACTCTTGGTAGTCAAGTACAAGAAGAAACAATTGAAGAAAAGGCGGTTAGCACTGCTCAGCAAAAGTTTTTTGGAATGGTTCATGCCTATAAAACTGGCAGAATGAAAGGTGCTTCCCCTGAGGTTAAAAAAGCAGCAAAATCTATCAGTGATACAGAAGTTGAAAAGTTTGCATCCACAAAGCACAAAGGTCTTCCTGGACATGTAAAAAAAGAGTCCATCGAGCTCGATGAAACTGGAATGCCAGCAATTGTAATTAGAAAAAAAGAATCTGAAAAGTCTGATCCAAATATGACATCAGACCTTAAGAAAATTAATCCTGATGATAAAAGAGGTAACTTTGCCAAAGATGCAAAGGTAAAAAATACCTTACATTCAATGGGTGTAAAAAGTGTAATGATGGTTGGTGAAGAGAATGAAGAGAATCTTGATGAATTAAATAGATATGCTAAAGAAACTGGAAGGTCTTTTAGAACTGGCAGTTCAACATCTTCTGGCGGAAAATATGGTGGAAGTGATGTTCAGTCTCAGGCAATGAGATCTGTGTTGAATAGTATGGGTTCTGGTAGAGTAGGAGTGCAACCAAGAGGAAAGAAAAAAGAACCAGGCAAAAAACCACCTAAAGCTGGTGAGTATGGATCTGAAAGAAGATCTCCAGAACAAATTGTTAGGAATCGTCGTGCTGATGCTCAAAGAGCACAAGACATGATGCACTCAAGATTTGATTGATTCCTAAATAGGCCAGGATACTCTTCACACGGAGGTTATTATGTCAATCGCAGCAATTATTGCTTGGGCAAATGCCAACCAGGCACTTATCGCAACAGTTGCATTCGCAATTTCGGAAGCACTTGGAGCAAATCCAAAGGTTAAATCCAATGGTATTTTATCGCTTATTCTTATTCAAGCTCAAGCAGCATTGAAAAAGAAAGGTGCAAAAGATTTAACTCCCTGAGTTAAGCAATTAAATAAATACTGGAGACCAAATTCAAGGTCTCCTTTTTTTATAAATATCAATATAATAAAGAATTAAGGGTAAGAAACATGGCTCTATGGGGCATTTCAACTGTAGCTGATACTGCGGCCAATAATTTTGCACTTCCTAAGTATCTAAGAAACACCGATAGAAATCGTCAACCTTGGGATTGTTTTGCTGATATCAGAGGTTGGGTAAAAAGAAATTATAAAACAACCGAGCATTCTGGAATTGGCACGAGATATGCTGATGAAATTTTAATTCCAGTTGCGGGATTAACAACTGCTGGTGGATCATTAGCACCAAACTTAACTTCTTCTCCAGGTCTTGGTGCTGCAACTCCAGTTGCTGTATTTTTTGAAGATCCAAATAAAGCATCACCAATTTCAATTGGTGGTGGTGGAACTAGTTTCATTTCTACAAATACTACTGGTTATGTTCATCTTGTATATAATGAGATTGTTTATGTATCGAGACCAACTCAAGTAGTTGTCCGTCCATATACTCAAACTGGTATTGCTACTGGATCTGCTATTGTTGCATATGCATCATCTATTGCACCTGGAGTAACTGTTGCAAACTGGACAAATGTTAGCACTGGTCCAATTCTGACAACAAATTATAATGGTCAAATTACAAACAGAGTTTCATTTGCATTCACTGCACCTTCTTCAGGAATTAATACAGTTCTGACAATTGCTCTTGGAAGTGGTGTTGTTGGTGTAATTACTGATATCGTTGGTGGTACAAGTGTAACCGCAGCATCATTTAATGAAAACATCCTATATAATGTTGGTGGTGCTGGAACATGGCGTTCGATCTCTAATGATGGTTTAAGAACTCCAGTTGGAATTGGAACTACCGTATTGACAGTTAAAGCATGATATGAGATTTGATGAGTTGAATGAAAATAACTATTTGTTATTTGCTATAAAATTCTATGACAACCCCCAAGCCGTCACAAAAGAGGATTTTGAAGACGACTTAAAACGAATTAAATATATTAAACGATTATTGAAAAAGTATGAAAGCACGGGTGTGTTAAAAACACACCTGATACTTAATCATTTAACTGTTTTATTTAATGTATTTAATGATGCCGCCATCCCCTTATTATTTTATAATTTAGACACCAATCTTTGGCCTGTAATTAAAAGTTTTTTAATTTTTCTAAACAGGATTCCCGATTATCCAAAAAGTGAACTGCATAAGATTGATGCAGATGAAAAGTGTTTAACTATACTTAACGCAATTTAAATGGATAGTAAAATTGATAGGATTATTAATATTATTCGTTCTCTTAAAGAGGACGGTGGTGCAGCAGTTGGTTTAGGAGGTGCTGCAAATTATTCAGGTTCTTCTTTTTCTGGACCTACTAATTCTTTAGCTTTTGGTAAAATTGCAGGCACGTCTCAAGCTGGAGATTATCCTCCAGTAAAGAAAACAAAAAGATATATTTACGGAAAAGGATTTAGAAAAAACTGGTTACAAAGAAGAAAACCACCACAACCATAAAACCATGTTTTCCCAAGATTCAAAATTAGCGGTTCTTGAATCTAAACTCAACATTTATGAAGACTTATCCCGCGAAATGTTATCAAAGTTAGAAGCGGCGGTTGATAAGATCTCTGAAGGAAATTCACGTATTGCTACAATTCTTGCTAAACATGATGAAAGAATAGAGCAGAGTATAAAAACTGATGAACTTCTTGTAAAAATGATTGAGGACTTGAAGACAGAGAATAAGGAAGACCATAAATCAGTTGTCAAAAGAATTGAAAAGATAGAAGAAAGTGTTGAAGATCTATCAAAAACAAAATGGATGACTGTTGGAATAGCATCAGCAGTTGCACTTTGTATTACAGTAGGATCAAGTTTAGCATCTGGATTTTTTACTCCTAGTGAAATTCAAATGCAAAGCCAGGGACATATTCACTCAGTTCAAGAAAATAAGACTCCAAATAATTGACAGTCGATTGGGCCCGTGGTATACTAGGGATCCTGACTTATTATATGAATGGACCTCATTGATTCAAAATATATCGGTCTTGTATCAGTAAGATTGCAAAAGTTTAAAAAAGTCAAACAAGATCTGTATAATTTTCGTTGTCCAATTTGTGGAGATTCGAAGAAAAATAAAAATAGAACGCGAGGATATATTTACGCAGTAAAAAATAATGCTAACTTTAAATGTCATAATTGTGGAGAAAGTTTATCTTTTAATAACTTTTTGAAGAAAATAGACACAACATTACACAAGCAATATACTTTAGAGAAATTTAAAGAAGGATTTACTGGTAAAAATTTTGTAGTTGAAGAACCTAAGTTTGAATTTAACAAACCTGTCTTCAAGAAAAGTATAAATTTACCAAAAGCATCGGAAGTTCCGATTGCAAAAGAATATCTTGAGAAGAGAAAACTTGATCCAAAAAAGTTTTATTTCGCTGACAAATTTAAAGAGTGGACAAACACACAAAAAGCAACTTTTAGCACTATTGGTAGGGATGAGAGTCGCATTATTATACCAATGTATGATATAGACTCAAATTTAATTGGATTTCAAGGAAGGGCACTAGGTCCTTCTCCAAATAAATACATCACCGTGATGTTAATAGAGAATGCACCAAAAATATATGGACTTGATCAAATTAACAGGGAGGAAACCGTTTATGTTACAGAAGGACCATTTGACTCAACATTCATTTCAAATGCGATTGCTATGTGTGGAGCTGATGCTGATCTTGATAAGTGGGGGATTAACAATCGTGTGTGGATCTATGATAACGAACCACGAAATAAAGAGATTGTCTCCCGCATCTCCCGCACCATTGATAGAGGAGAAAAAGTCATCATTTGGAGTTCTAGCATAAAAGAAAAAGACATCAATGATATGGTTTTGGCTGGACTTAACGTTATGGATGTGTTAAAATCAAATACATATTCGGGTTTAGAAGGTAAATTAAAGTTTAACGAGTGGAAAAAAGTATGAGCAACGGAACAAAGGTAGTAAAGCGGGATGGATCAATTGAGAGTCTTGATTTAAATAAACTCCATTTGATGGTTGAAGAGTCTTGTAGGGACCTTGCAGGGGTCTCTGCTTCACAGGTAGAAATGCAATCAGGAATTCAGTTTTATGACGGAATTACCACAGCAGAAATTCAAGAAATTTTAATTCGTTCTGCATCCGATCTCATTAGTTTAGATCATCCCAATTATCAATTCGTTGCTGCTCGTCTTTTATTGTTTGCTATTCGCAAACAAATTTTTGGTCGTATGCACGAATTTCCAACCGTTTTTGATCACACCAAAAAATGTGTAGATCTTAATGTGTATGATCCAGAAATTTTAAATCTTTATACACAAGAAGAATTTGAAAAATTAGAATCTTTTATTGATCACAGTCGTGATTATTTGTTCACCTATGCAGGACTTAGGCAAGTTGTTGATAAGTATCTTGTACAAGATCGTAGCACTGGAAAGATTTATGAAACTCCTCAATTCATGTATCTTCTTATTGCAGCAACTATTTTTTCCAAGTATCCTAAGGAAACACGTTTAGAGTACGTTAGGAAGTACTATGATGCAATTTCAAAACACAAAATCAATATTCCAACTCCCATCATGGCAGGAGTTAGAACGCCTCTCAGACAATACGCTAGTTGTGTTCTTGTTGATGTTGATGACACCCTCGATAGCATCTTTAGCAGTGATATGGCTATTGGGCGATATGTTGCTCAAAGGGCGGGTATCGGCATCAATGCTGGTCGTATCCGTGGCATCAACAGCAAAATCAGAGGCGGAGAAGTTCAACACACAGGCGTTATCCCATTTCTCAAAAAGTTTGAGGCAACTGTCAGATGCTGCACTCAAAATGGCATCCGTGGCGGATCAGCAACTGTCCACTTTCCAATCTGGCACCAAGAAATAGAAGATATTATTGTTCTTAAAAACAACAAGGGTACGGAAGATAATCGTGTCCGTAAACTTGATTACTCAATCCAAATTAGTAAGTTGTTTTATGAAAGATTTATTCAAGATGGTGAGATTACGCTTTTCTCCCCACATGATGTACCTGGATTATATGATAACTTTGGACTCCCTGAGTTTGACGATCTCTATGTTCAATATGAGAAAGATCCGTCCATTCCGAAAAAAACTATTAAGGCACAAGAACTTATTTTTAGCGTCCTCAAAGAACGCGCTGAAACGGGCCGTATTTACATCATGAATATTGATCATTGCAATTCTCATTCATCCTTCATGGATAAAATTGAGATGAGCAATCTATGTCAGGAAATTACTCTTCCTACTAAACCCCTACAGCATATTGATGACGAAAATGGCGAAATTGCTCTTTGTATTCTTAGTGCTATTAATATTGGCAAGATTAAGGGTAATGAGGATCTTGAACTTCTTTGTGATCTTGCTGTTAGGAGCCTTGATGAACTCATTGATTTTCAAGGATATCCCATCAGAGCAGCAGAAATTGCTACAAAAGCACGTAGATCTCTCGGAATCGGTTATATTGGTCTTGCCCATTATCTAGCAAAACATTCACTGAAATATGATCAACCAGAAGCATGGAAATTAATTCATGATCTAACTGAATCTTTCCAGTATTATCTAATTCAATCGACGGTTAATCTTGCAAAAGAAAAAGGTCCATGTGAATACAATTTAAAGACAAAATATGGTAATGGAATTCTTCCAATTGATACATACAAGAAGGATGTGGATGAATTAGTTCCTAACGAATTGAACCATGATTGGAATAGTCTTAGAGAACAAGTTAGGAAGTATGGAGTGCGGAACTCAACATTGTCCGCACAGATGCCATCGGAGAGCAGTTCCGTTGTGTCAAATGCGACAAATGGAATCGAACCTCCTCGTGGATTCTTGTCCATTAAAAAATCAAAGAAAGGTCCACTTAAACAAATTGTTCCCCAATATCAAACACTTAAAAACAATTATACGCTTCTTTGGGATATGCTTGGGAATACTGGGTATATCAATATTGTTGCTGTTATGCAAAAATTCTTTGATCAAGCAATTTCTGGAAACTGGTCCTATAATCCAGAAAATTATCCAGATAATGAAGTTCCTATTAGCGTAGTCGCCAAAGATCTTTTAACTACATATAAGTACGGTTGGAAAACATCCTATTATCAAAATACTTATGATTTTAAGACCGATGAGGTTGAGGATGTAAAAAAACCCTCTGCTACTCTTAATGAATTATTTGACGAAGTTTTAAACCTAGGAGAAGAAGATTGTGAGTCTTGTAAAATTTAAGTTAAATTCAAAATACTCTCAGGATAGTAATATGATCAATCAAATGACCGTATTTAATTCTGAAGAAGTGGATAGAAAAAAACAACCCATGTTTTTTGGAAAACCATTAGGAATTCAAAGATATGATTCTTACAAGTATCCAATCTTTGACAAACTAACAACTCAACAACTAGGATATTTTTGGAGACCTGAAGAGGTCTCTCTCCAAAAGGACAGAAGTGATTATCAAACTCTTCGTCCAGAACAAAAACACATTTTTACTTCTAACTTAAAATATCAAGTAATGCTTGATAGTGTCCAAGGCCGTGGACCTGGAATGGCATTCGCACCATACTGTTCTTTACCAGAACTAGAAGCATGTATGAAGGTATGGGAGTTCATGGAGATGATTCATTCTCGATCTTATACCTACATCATCAAAAACGTTTATTCTGACCCCTCAGAGGTGTTTGATACTATTTTAAGGGATGACAGGATTCTTGAACGCGCATATAGTGTTACAGAGGCATATAACGATTTCATCAATAGTGCTCAACATTATGGGACTTCTGAACTTTGGAAACATGCCCAAGAACAAGTTCCCTACGCACAAGTAGAAAGGTATGAACTCAAACGAAAGCTTTTCAGAGCAGTTGCAAACGTTAATATTCTTGAAGGTATTCGCTTTTATGTCAGTTTCGCTTGCAGTTTTGCTTTTGGCGAACTCAAACTTATGGAAGGAAGTGCAAAAATAATCTCATTGATTGCTCGTGATGAGAACCAGCATCTTGTCATCACCCAAAACATTTTAAACAAGTGGAAAGAGGGTGATGATCCAGATATGAAGAAAATCTCTGAAGAAGAGGAACAATGGGTCTACAGGACCTTTGAGAATGCTGTAAATCAAGAAAAACTTTGGGCAGAGTATCTGTTCAAAGATGGATCTATGATTGGTCTAAATGATAAACTTCTTCAACAGTATGTTGAATGGATTGCAAATCGTAGAATGAAGGCAATTGGTCTTCGTCCTCTTTATGATATTTCAGCAAAAAATAATCCACTTCCTTGGACTGAGCATTGGATTTCCTCTAAAGGACTTCAAGTTGCTCCACAAGAAACTGAAGTTGAATCCTACATCGTAGGAGGAATTAAGCAGGATGTTACCAAAGATACTTTCACAGGATTCCAATTATGATGAATGGGTAGAACAAGAAATTATTAAGGCTTTTAAAGAAGCCGCTCAATGTGATGAATTCTTGTTTGGTGATTATGATTACCCAAACGTCTGGAAAAATACAAACACAAATGATATTTTTTGAGGAGGGCATAATGCCCTCTTTTTTTATAAATAAAATTATAATAAAAGAAGAAGTGTCTGTAAAATGTCTTTTAAATCAAACAATTTAGACGATATTAAATCTCTTTACGAAAGTATTCACTACAATATTTCAGAAGAAGTAGAAGATCTGAACGAAATTGGTGGAGGCGGCACTGCCGCTGCAATAACTGCCCGCAATCAAAGAATTCAAGCACAAGGACAAGTTAAGAGTGCTCTTGGTCAAGGAAAAGGTATTGGATTGCAAAGTGCATCTGGTCTCGGTCAAGGAACTGCACAAGGGCAAAAAGCTTATGGAACGCAACTGGGGGGTCGTCAGGGCGTTGTAGTTAAAGGTGGTGCTGCTGGACCAAATTTAGGTCCTAGAGGGGGATCAAGTTTTACTAGAGCGGCAGATACGGTAAATGTTGGTGGACAAACTCTTTATAAGGCACAAAAAGGAAAAGATATTGTATATTTGCAAGGTAAAGGTGGACCACAATTATTTAAACCAGGTGCTAAGAATCCCCCAGCTGCCCCACCAACTGGTGCTCCTCGTCCTCCCGTTGGTGGTTCTCAAGTTCCTGGTGGATCTCGTCCCCCTGTTGGTGGTTCTCGTCCTCCAGTAAGTGGTACAGTAACTCCTGGGGGCACTAAAGTTGCCCCTGCAGTTGCAGGATCGCCTGCTGCTCCAATGTCGGCAATGGACAAATGGAGAGCAGCAAATCCAAAACTCGCAGCTGCTTCTGATGAGAGAGCACGTATTCGTGGAACACAACAGACAGACAATCCTCTCATGAAGGATATGAGATCTCGCCTTCCAATGAATTCCCCTTCTGTTCAATCACCTTCAGTTGCTAAACTTGGTCCTGGTAATCAATCTTTGGTTCAAAATCCAAATGCTTTCAAAGCAGCAACCCCAACTGCTGGTCTAGGTGCAAAGGCATTCTCATCACCAACTCCTGGATCATCAGCATTTAGAGCAGCAACTCCAGCACAGGCGACTGCTGCTGCTCCTAGCACATCTCCTGCTGCTTCAGGAAGCGTTGCTCCTGTATCAAATAGAATTGCAGCACAATCTAGTGCACAACAAGCAAAGTCACCTACATTCTCTCAAGCAATGAGAATGCCTTCATTGATGCAGTCATTTGATTATGATGATGCTTTTGAACTTGTAATTGAATATTTGATTGACAGCGGACATGCTGATAATCTGTACGAAGCGGAATATATTATGAACGAACTGGAACCAGAAGCACTTGCTGATATTGTCGAAGCACAGTACGGTACTGCAGCGGGTCGCAAAAAACTTGCAAAGAAAGTCCGCGCTGGAAAGGATGTCGGTAAAAAAGGTGAAGGATTTAAAAAAATTGTAAAGAAAGCATCCAAAAAGTACGGTAAAGAGAGAGCGACAAAAATTGCTGCAGCAGCCATGTGGAAGAACTTGGCAAAAGAAGAGTGATCCTATTATAACATATATCAAGGGGGCTTGACAAAGCCCCTTTTTTATTGCTAAAATCTGCTTTGTCAGCGTTGAAGATAAATAATAGCTATAAAACATAATGAACTTAGATGAGTTACGAGAATCCATGGACCTACAATGGAGAGGTTTTTGATACTGATCATATTCAAGATCATTTTGGTTTTGTTTATCATATTCAATGTAGGAAAACTGGTCGTAGTTACATTGGTAGAAAATATTTCTGGTCATACCGCACACCAAAAGGCAAATCTCGAAGAGTTAAACAGGAATCTGATTGGAAGAAGTATTACGGATCCTGTCCAGAACTCAAAGAAGATGTAAAAAAATATGGTAAAGAGTTTTTCAATAGAGAAATATTGAGTCTTCATAAAACAAAGGGAGAATGCAATTATGAAGAGACAAGACAGTTATTTCTAAATAATGTGTTGAGAGAATATCTTGACAACGGAGAATTTGCTTACTATAATTCCAATATCCTTGGAAGATATATGAGAAAAGATTATGCAGGAAATCGAGGAAACTCTTCGTCACTCACATGAATGGGTAATTGGTAGGATCAATAGTTTGTGTGAGGAAAATAAATATAAAGATGCTAAGTCTTTGAAAAAAGAATTTAATGAATGGTTAAATCCAAGAATTGAAGAACATAATATTTTTGCACTAAAATTTATAGGAGAAGAAAATGACTCTAGATCTTCATAACTTTTTTAAGTATTATGATGAGAATAATGAAAATCATGTAGCAGCAGTTCAGTGGTTAGAAGATCATCTACCCGAAAGGTTCATGGATGATTCTGAAACGGACTGGGTTAATATTTTTAGAACAAAACCACCAGCGCCAGCAGTTCTGAACGTTCCTTATTTCAATCAAGTAGATAACTACAGAGATGCACATAGAACTTGCAACTCTTCGTCGTGTGCAATGTGTCTTGCATTCCTCAAGCCTGGTTCGATTAAAGGCGATGATGAATACATTAAAAAAGTATTTGCGATTGGTGACACGACTGACCATGCGGTACAGACAAAAGTTCTCGCAGGTTATGGTGTTAAGTCACACTTTAGTTACAATCTTTCTTTTTCTGACATTGATCGTAGCCTCGATGCTGGGAAGCCTGTCGTTATTGGTATTCTTCACCGTGGTCCTTTATCTGCACCTACTGGTGGGCACATGGTTGTAGTGATCGGTAAGACTCCAGATGGCAAAGGTTATTACTGCAATGACCCATATGGTTCGTGCAATGACAACTATACTGGTCCAGTAACAAATGGTAAGAAGACCATTTATACCAAAGCAATGCTCAAGTATCGTTGGTGCCCAGGTGGCAATGACGGTTGGGGCCGTATCTTTGACTGATAAACACGGAGGAACTAACAATGGCAAAAGTAGATTTACACAACTTTTTTAAGTATTATGATGATAAGAATGCAAATCATGTGAAAGCAGTTCAATGGTTAGAGGATAATCTTCCCAAAGAATATCTTGAAGATAATGCTGCGTGGGCGGAGATTTACAGAAAAAAGTAGCATCCGCTGCTCCTGCATCTGCAGGTGGTGGCGGTCCTGTTCTTGTAACTAAAAAACAACTTGCATACATCTGGAACTGTGGTGAAAATCTGATTGGTGATGATGAAGTTGATGAAATGAATCACGGTCTTAGTTTCTTTAAGATTAATACTCCAGTTCGTATTCGTCATTTCTTATCACAAATCTCACATGAGTCTGGTGGTGGAAGATATAAGGAAGAACTTGCTTCTGGTGCCGATTATGAAGGGCGTTCAGATCTTGGAAATACTCAAGCAGGTGATGGTAAGAGATTCAAGGGTGCTGGATATATTCAGATGACTGGTCGTGCAAACTATCAGGCATTTGCAAACTATATTAAAGACCCTAAAGTTATGGAAGGCGTAACTTATGTTGCGAAAAAATATCCAATGACTTCTGCAGGTTTCTGGTGGCACAATAATAATATGAATGCATTATGTGACAGCAATCCAACTGTTGATCAAGTCACTAAGCGAGTAAATGGTGGATATAACGGTCTTGATGACCGTAAGAAATATTATGCTCGTTGCTGTGAGGTTATTAAATGAAAACCTTTCAGGAATTTATTTCTGAGGCAAATATTGCTCAAAAGGCAGTTAGTTGGTGGAATAAGGGGAGAAATGAAAGAGTTCCAAATGAAAATAAAGCATCATGGAAGGAACTCATGGATGATGATAAAAGACAACTAACTCGAACTGATAAAGCATTTAAATCTGGTGCTCAAGGAATTAAAGGGTGGAGACCACACAAAGCATTTAGTCCAAAAATGGTTAAAACTGGCCCTACTCCTGCAGTTCGTCAAGCATTTGAACGTCCAGTTCGTGCTGCCATAAGTGTTGCAAAATCTCTTCAAAAAAATAAAAATGAAGACTCTAAATGATTTTCTTGATGAAGAGAAAAAAGTAGCGAAAACTACTGCTAAATATCAAGTGGAACCAAAGGGAAAAGAAAAGTGTTCATCATGCACAATGTGGAGATCTCCCCACGGATGTTCATCTGTTAAAGGATATATTTCTCCTGACGGTTGGTGTTCCTATTACGAAAGGAAAAAACAATAAAATGATTCACTGATCTTAAATGGTCTGAATCTATATACCCGAGTTACTACGGTAACTTGGTGAACTTCTTAATTAAACATCTTAGTTTTGTTAAGTACACACTAAGTTACCGTATTTCTATGTCTTACGCTAAAAAGGCGCTGGCTGCAGCGTCTGTACTCCTTATGGGGGCGCCTGCATTGGCGGATCCTTCTGCAGCTACTTCACCAATTACGCTTCAAGGTAATTGCGTTAAAATTGGTACTAATCTCATTGGAACATTAGGATCCAATGGTAACACTCCTCCAGGTATTCAATATGACTCAACGTGCACCTCTACATTTAATAATGCATATGATTATTTGACACCTGGATCTCCTTTTGAAGGATTTTCAATTAAAGGAATGGATGGAGCAACTCAGTTGTTCTATTACTATAATAATAATGCACAGTGGTCCTCTCCTCAAATTCCAGGTTCTCTCTACAATTACAGTGGAATTTCTTATAATGGATCGACATATGATAAGCGTGTAGTTTGGAGAGGTTCAAAAACAGAATTTAATATTGAACATGATGTCCATTTTAATAATTCATGGCAGTATGTAGATATTATTACTAAAATTGAAGCACTTCGAAATATTCCTACTCTTTACTTTGGACGTTATACTGATCCTGATGCAAGAGCAGCAGCAGGAGATTCTTCATCTACATTAAATGCTCTTGGTTATGGTTCAATCTCAACGAAAAACGTTGTCTTCTCTGAAGCACTTGCATCCAAATATGCACTAGGACTTTATACTGCAGCTGCATCAGGTTCTGGTGCTGGTATCAGCAGAGGATGGACGCAAGATCCAGTAAACTATTATAATGGAGTCAATGATGGTAATGGTGACTATACAATTGGTATTGCATTTAGATTTGATGGATTAAACACTGGTGATATTGTAACTGCACAATATGCTTATATTTTTGGACCTTCTGCATTTGCTGCGGGTTCAAATGCTGTTGCTGCTGGTGCTGGTGGGGGAATTCCTGGGGCATATACTGTTACTGATGTAGGTTCTGCAAGTTCTCCTACTGCACCTCCATCAACAACACCAACACCTTCGACACCACCAACACCAACAGTTACTGGTACTTCCACATCAGACTCGGTATCAACTTCATCTTCATCATCGACCAGAACTGAAACTTCTTATGTAACAAGAACAGTTTCTTCAACGGATGCTGATGGAAATCCAGTTGTAAGAACTTATGTTGATACTGTTGTAACAACTATTCCAGTTACAACTACGACAACTACAACAACACCAGTTACCACAACAACTTATTCTGATGGTTCTACCACATCTTCGAGTGGAACACCAGTAGTTACAACTTCATCTTCTGATGGAACTGGAACTCCTGTTGTAACTGGAACTGTTCTTGATGCAACTGCTGTTACACGAACAGTTACAACTTCTTCAAATTCTAATTCTTCTATAACTGGAACAAGAACATCTACCAGAACTGTAACTGACACTGATGCATCTGGAAATCCAAGAACTAGAACTTATACTGATACAATTCTTGATACTACACCAGTTACGACTACAACAATTGCATCTACACCAGTTACAACCATTTACCATGCAGATGGTTCAACCACAGTTGTAGAAGGAACTTCCACATCTTCAAGTTCTTCTTCAAATGGAACTACAAGTTCTTCTGTAATTGCAACTGCTCTTGATGCAACAGCAATTACAAGACCATCTGTATCATCTTCGTCAGTTCAATCCGCATTTCTTCCAGTTTTAAATGTAACACTTACTGAACATGATGCTTCTGAAGACAAAGGTGTTCAGAAAATTGCAAGACATCATACAAAAACAACAACAACTCCTATGGTAAGAACTGTTGTGACTACTCCAGTTACAACTACTTCTCATTCTGATGGAACTGAAACAGTATCCAATGGAACTCCTGTTACTACATATGAATTTTGGAATGATATTGCAATTTCACATACTTATGATTCTCTCTTTGGCCGTGTAGATCAACTGGAAGTTCTTGATGGAATTAATGATGGTATTAATGGACTTTTAAATCATGAACCAACTGCAGGTAAGCAAAGATTGAGAGTATTTGAGAATAATAGATTTGTTCAATCTTATAATGCTGATGGTTATACTGCAGATTCCAAAATCTTTGGTGGTGGATTTGAGTTTGATGTAACCAAAGGATGGACTCTTGGATTCCAGTACAATAAAATCAACATAAGTCTAAATGGCGTTGACTCAAAGACACAACAAAGCAAAGATCACTTTGGTATATTCAGTGAATTTAGAGGAAACACATTTACTTTGAATACAAATGCTGCGATTGCAAATAGCAACTATAAGTATAATAGAACAGTGGAAGGTGTTTTTAATAATGCTGGTGAAACCACAGGAAATGAATGGTGGGTAAGTAATCGTCTTTATATGCACGTCACGAAATGGTTACATCCATTCTTTGGATATACTGTTCAGAATGTAAAAAGAAATGCTTACAATGAAACTGGTTCTATTCAGTCTGCAAGAACAGTTGAAGCATACAACCAAACCACACATGTTGGCGAAGCAGGAGTTAAATTAGAGACTCGTTTTGGTGGTAAGAAAAATAACCTCTTTGGAGTTAGTCTAGAAGGTTCTTATGGAACTGATAGTTCTTATGGAGTAAGTGCTTCTGTAGATTATAAAGAGGTATTATTTGTTGAAGGATCTCATGGTGTAAACAACGGAGTGACTAATAATTCTGTTGCTGCAAAGGTTAAGTTTAGGTTCTAATTCCTAAATACTCAAGGTATAATCATTCTTAAGTGAGTCCACCATTATTTTTAAATACAATGGCTGATTCATCAAGTAAAAGAGATAGGGCTATGGGACAGTTAATTCGTGTTGCAATTCTGAGTTGGTCTGCTGCACTTTTGACCGCTAGTTATGCAGGACTTCTTGCAAAAATGGATCCAACCTTTATTGCGACGGTATTTACTGCTTCTGCCGCAACTTTTGGTATTAATACATTGAAGAACGACAAACAAGAAGATGCCAAACGAGATCCCGAACCTGCAATCACAGCAGTTGAACCAACTCCAGAACCAGAGTTTACAGCAGTTACCGCTGCTGAATCAACCGAAGGTTGTCCAACCTGTGGTTCGGGAGATGCCTCCGCCGATAATTCCGTACCTGTCGGAAGAGTCTAATCGGTTACCTCAAAAACCTGTTATAAGGGGTTTAGCATCACCTATCATAGATATGCCAAACCCCACTTTGAATTATCCTGTGATTGATGTACCAACACAGGAAGAGTTTAATGCTGCCGTAAAATCTCAGCAAAAACAAAAAGAACAGGAACAGGAAGAAAAATCAAGAGGACTTCCTGATAGTAAACCTATACTACCACAAGTTCAAATTCCTGTTCAAAATACTCAAGATAATCGGAATATTTCCGATCAACCCACTACAAATACAAATTTGGGGGTGCCAGTCATTGAAGTACCACTCATCGGACAAGTTCCAGTTCCTCCAAAAGAACAGGTTATACTTGCTGGCACCACTGCTACTGCTTCTGTTGCTGCGGCTCTTGTTGGCAAATCTTTGGTGGAATGGATGGTAAAGAAAATGAAACCAATAGTTGAACAGATATTTGTAAGGGGTAAGAAACTCTTAAGTAAAGATCTTACCCCTTATGAACTTCAGGTTTATTTTGCTTTTGAAAAAAATCAGTCTCTCAAAAAGGTCAATAAGTTACTTAAGAAAGAGCAGAAGAATCAAAAGAAAGAACAATATAAGAAGTTTCACTCAAAGTAATTACTTCTTACGCTTTGCATCTAATTCGGCAAAGTTTTTGACTTTTGTACCACCATCATAATTCCATGCATATCCCTCAGCAACCATTTGATTGTTAAGAGATGTTGATTCGTCATTAATAAACAAGTGTCCGATGATTCTTCCATACTTTTCCGTGGAGTCTGGAAGTTCTGTTTTAATCAGAATGTTTTTAGCATTTTCACAACGATGCTTCAACCATTCTTTTGCTTCAAGTCCATATTTCTTTTCATTCGCATCTGCAGTACGTGACTCAGGAGTATCAACCCCAGCAAGACGAATTCGCTTAGTGAGAGAAATATCAAAACCCAAATCAATGTCAGCATCAATTGTATCTCCATCAACTACTTTATGAATTTCACGTATTCTATAAATGTAAGGATCTTTATCAGCCATTTTAGAATAGTTTAAACTTCTCTGTATTTAGTTTAGGAATAGGTAGTTTTTCAAATGCTTTGTTGACCTGCTTCTCTACAACGGCACCAACAAACTCTTCTGGATTATTCAGAATTTTCTGTGCTTTTTGATATGTCACATAAGCACCATAACAAAGTGCTCCACTAATTGCCAGACTCGTTGCTGACAGAATAAGTGCTAGGTTTTTCATTTTTTCAAAGTTCTTTTCTTTGGAACTGTTTTATATATTTCAATTCTGTCTCCAATTTGCCAATCCGAAAATCCATCACATTGAACACCACATTCAAATCCAGATGAAACTTCTTTTACGTCTTTATTTCCTCTACGAAGAGAGTTTAAATTTCCTTCAAATACTATTTCTTCTTTATTCTTTTTTCTTTTCATCTTTCATCTCCAAATGTGCTAATCTTAATATGTAGTAAATGCAATATCCCGTGAATGCAAGTCCACATGATAAAATTATAAAAACACCCCAAGGAAATTCACTCATTTTCAAGTTCCTTTAAATAATCAATCCACCATTGTGGATCTTTTTGCATCTTCCAGTTGGGAACTTCTTTTCCATTCTCAAAATACCATTTCCAAATTGCTTCATCAATAATTTCAGCAATTTCAATCTTTCTCTTCCTCTTCATCAATATCTGCATATGCATTTTCCACGTAGGGTCCGTGTTCTCGTTTTGCATCTTTTTTTACATAAGAAATTTCAGAAACTGTAGAGGACATCCACAGAGATAATTTCATTATTATATAGATAATTGCTAATGGTAAAAAACAAAGTGAAAGGATAATTGCATTTTTCATTCTCTTCCCTCTTGCTTGTGGATCCAAATTTTTAAATCTTTTACATATTTTCTTAATATTTCTGCTTGTGATAAATGCCAGTCATCTTCTGTTTTAATATATTGTCTGATGTGCTCATCAACTGCATCAAGACATTTTTTAATTACAGGATTCCAAGGTTCCCGAACTGGAGTATTCCATTCGCGTGGCATAATACCTCACTTTTTCTTTCCGCCGTTTTTTGCTTTTTTAGCAGCAGCGTTACCTTGATTCTGTTTGGGATTTTTCCCTCCGGCAGAACCTTTCTTACCTTTGTTTGCTGACTTTGACATTTGACTGTTGCGGTAACTTATTATTTATTGAAGCTACTGGATCAATTGTAACAATTTTTGGTGGTTGTACTATGATGTCTGCACAAATTTTGGCATAAGGACTATTAGGATGAAAGTCAATCCCAGATTTTTTTGCTTCACCACACTTAAGTAATCTAACTAATTCAAAATCAAGTCTTGCTTTATCTGCTTCTGCTTGTTGTCTTGAGATTTCTGTACGAACTCTTGCTTTACACAATTCTTGCAATGAACCATCAAGAGGTACTGAAAATCCTAATGAAACACCACCATTAAAAGATCCTGTTTGATAAGTTTCTGGATCTTTGTTAAAATTTAAGTTATGATATCCAAAAGTTTGAAGATTCAAAGTTGAACCTTGACAAGAAACTCCTCCACCATAAGTGTTTACTGCAAATGGCCCTTGCAGCACCTGTACTGCCTGATTAGTTACGTTACCAGTAGCAGATGCTGAAGGGCCAGCGATATTGGTATTGGATGGTGCTTGTTGTGCTTTACTTTTTGTGGAACCTGCAAGTGTTAATAATAATATTCCTGCTATTGTGTAAAGACAGATATTGAGTTTGTTACCGAATCTTCGGTAGTTTTGCGATCTATCCATGTTTCTTTGCTTATTCCAGGAGTCAGATAAGTCTCACTAAACTGGAACGGAGCACCTTGAGTCTGAATAGTGTAATTCGCTCCTGGCCCAGGACGGCTAGGTATGTTAATATTAGTACCAGTGACAGTGTAAGATGTCCCAGTAGAATATTCTATTTGTTTAATAGTTTCAACCACTTCAGTGCGTGTCTTTGTCTCAGAAGTAATTGTGCCACTCGTAAAATTGGGAGTGACGGGACCAGCATAGCAGGGAGATATAAATCCCGCTGCTATGAGCAAAACGGGAGTTATGTGTCTCACTTGAATACGCTTAACTCAACGGTTCTTTGTGCTGTTCCTGTGCTTCCAGGACCACCAGCAGTAATTGTAGGAACACCTGTTGGTGAAAGTGTACCTGCAAGAGAACCTTTATCTCCACCTAACTGGGTAGTAGAGTTGCCATAAAGGTTGGGAGAAGCAATTGTTCCAGAAGCTGCCGACTGATTGGTGACAACAGTATCTGCAGTGATTGATGCTTCAGAGAAACTAAATGCTGCACCATTCGTATTAATATTATAAGAACCTGCGTTACCAACTCCACCGAGAGTTGTAACATTAATGTTTGTACCTCCTACTGAATAGGAAGCACCTACTCTTTCTGATTGAACCGCTGCACCCTGAACGCCTAATTGTACGGAATCAACAATTTTAGATGTAATTTCAGCAGCACTAACAGGAGTAACTAAGAATAACGAAAAGATAAAAGCTAATCTTTTCATCGTTCTATTAAGTTAGACTATGCAACTATTTAGTAAAGTCTAAATAATATTAAATCCACCATAAAGTAGAAATGGATAGATTAGATTTGTCATATATTGCTGAGGCTTATAACTCAATATATGGTGAAGATTTGAATGAAGGTCATCCAAATTTTTTTGATAGAAGAGGTAATAAAGTTTCTCATGAACAATTTTCTAAAATTGTAAAAGTTTTTTTATCTTTTGCAAAAAGAAATTTAAAATTAAAAAAAATACCAAATATTCATTTTGTTTCTAATTCTAAATTTTCTCAAACACATGCTGCATTTGGAGTTATAAAAGGAAAAGATAATATATTTGTTGAAATTTTAGATAGACATCCAATGGATGTTTTGCGTACTTTGGCGCACGAATTAATTCATTATTCACAGCATGAACATAATATTAATGGTACTGGACATGCTGGAAGTAAAACTGAAAATGATGCAAATATGAGAGCTGGCAAACTTTTAAGGGATTTTGGGGCAGATCATTCTTACTTATTTAAATTACCACCTGTAAAGTAAAAAACTTGACAAATCCTAAATAATAACTTATTATGATCCGAACCCATCAAATTTGGTGGGTTTTTTTGTAATTAGTCCTTGATGTGACATTTAGAGCCGTGGAGACTGCCCCTTGAGAAAGGGGAAGTGCGCTTTCTCTATACGGATGTAGAGTTCAATTAACCTTAATGCTTTTTAACCTTACAACTGTAGCCGTGCCTCTTCTGGCGACGGTTGCAACACAAACGGCAACACTGCCATTTGCCAACTACAAGATGCAAGGACCGCCTCCCCCAGTGGAAGCAAAACCTATCCCCAATCAAAAGGAGATTAATCTTGTAAGAGACAAGACAGCGATCCGCGAGGTTGCTCCTGAGAAGCCAAAAGAGAAAAGGCTAATTTGTAAAGGGTGTAATAAAAATGAAAATGATACCCTGAATTATTTTCAGGACATTGGAATTAAAGACAGAAACGCCCTTGCTACTATTTTGGGAAATATTAAGCAAGAATCAACATTCATGCCTAATATTTGTGAAGGTGGTAGTAGAACCAGTTGGGGTAACTGCTACGGCGGTTACGGACTGATTCAATGGACATCTGCCAATCGTTATTATGGATTGGGTGATTTTGCTAGAAAGTATGGTGGGTCGCCATCATCACTTGATACGCAATTACGTTATTTAACAAATGAAATTCAATGGAAACAGATTGAAGATAAAATGAAAGTTCCTGGTAAATCTATCAATCGTTACATGGAATATGCGTATAGTTGGATTGGTTGGGGGCATCATGGTGCTCGCACTTCATTTGCCTATGATTATGCTAACCGACTGACCATGGTAGACGTTTAATAAATAAGGGGGAGTGCTGCAGAACTTCCCCTTTCTTTTTAAAATGAAGACATTTCAAGAATTTTACGAACACGCATCTCAAGTTAACGAATTTTTCTTTGGATTTAATCCTCCTCCACCAAAACCTCAACCACCAAAACAAGAGGTTCTTGCATATAAAAATTATAAATCGGGGGTTTTAAATAAACAAACGGGAAAGTTTACTCAGAGATCTCATACTCCAGATGAGCAAAAACGTTATGGGTGGAAACCTGTTAAGGTAAGTTCTTACAGTACGGTTGATACAAAAGGAACTCATACTGCAAGTGGTGAAAAATGGCACGATAAATCAAGGGGTGTTGCTGTTCCTTATAAGTCTTCATCAAGTAGTAAACCAGCAATTCCATTTGGAACTCAACTTCAAATGACAAAAGCGCCAGGAACTAAAGCTCCTGTTGCAACTACAAAAGTTTTTGATACTGGAAATTTTGGTAAACAGGGGCAATATAATAAATCTACAAGTTTTGATCTTTCTAGACAAACTGCAGCGGATGTGAGTGGAAAACCAGGATTAACATCTAAAGAGTTTGGTAAACAAACTGTTTATGCTAAAGTTGTTCCATCAAAAATGAAACAAAAAGAAACTGAGATTCCAAAAGGAAAGGAAAAATATACTAATCCTCTTCCTGACTAAATAACGGCGAGTGCTGCATTTTTATGTTTAATTTTGGCAAAAAGAAACCAGATATAAAACAATATGCTATAATAGGAATTATATTATCATCTATTATTGCAGCACTTTCACAATGCACTAAAATCCATGAAAACAATTTTTGG